ACAGGTGAAGCACTTGTAGGTAATATGGGATCTAGACAAAGATTTGATTACTCTGTAATTGGAGATGCTGTAAATTTAGCAAGTAGACTAGAAAGCTCTAGTAAAACATTAGGCAAAACACTAGTAATAGGTGAAGACACTAGACACAGCATTGAAACAGTTTATCCTTTTGAATACATAGATAGCATTACAGTTAAAGGCAAAACTGAAAAAATTAAAGTTTATACAATTAAAAATTAATCTGTTTGAATTATAGTTACTTCAGGTTTAGTAGAATCTGTACCAATTGTTATATTTTGAGTTTCTGAATCTTGAACTATTTGAATGTCTGCAGAGTCCGCCGTTTCAGATTTTATATATGCAGTATGACCACCATGCGTTCTGTTTACAATTGAATAGTTTCCACTTGTACTAGCAGTGGCATCGTTTGTATTACTACCAGTTGTATATCTTCCTGTTGCAGTTGATGATGAAGTTGCACCTGTGACACCATCTGTTGTAACTGTTGTTTGAGTAATATCTCCTGTTTCATAGTTAATAACTTCACCACTTGTTGTTACTGTTGTTCCAGCATCATTGTCAACCCATTCTGTACCGCAGGCTGAATTTGCAGTGTCCCAATAGTAACCCCAATTAAGACAATCTTCTTCGTTATCAATATCTGCTAACCATAGTTCTAATTCTAAATCTTGATCATAATCATCTTCGTAAGCATACTCTTCTTCTAATGTTACTGAACCATCATCTTCTTCATACTCACCATAGTAGTACCAGTTGTAAGTCCAATCATAAAATGTATCCCAATCGTCCCAAGTCCAATCCGCAATATACTTGTCTTTTAAACTTGGCATATCCCAAGGATAGGGTTGACCTTCACAAAATTCCCAAGTCCAACTGCTTACCCAACACCAGCCATACCATTTTTTGAAAAGTGATTTAGCTTCTGGTGTCCATGAAGTATAATTTTTAAACAACTTCCAGTCATCTGTATACCAGTCATTTAAGTAATCTAAATATTCTTGAGTACACCAATCACTACCATAGCCATTGTAATTACAATAATTTTCTATTGTTAAAGTTGGTGGGCCGCCATTTGCTATGTAATCTGAGTTAGCATAATATTCGTCATCTAATTTAAAATCTTCCCAAGTATATCCTTCAATTGTAGATGTTGCTTCTTCTTCAACTTCTTCAGATTTATCTTCTACTACGGCATCATAAGCCGTCAATCCATAATCTTCTAATAAGTCGTTATATTCTTCCATGTATGCAGTCCAATCAACTTCATCCCAATCTATAGAATCCCAATTAATTGTGTCCCACGTACAATCTGAACAACCTATTGCGTCAAAGTATGCTTGATCCATTTCTGCATACATCTGTTTAGCATCATCCCAATCCATAGTTTGTTCACCTTCAGCGTCCCACACTGATATTTGATTGTCGTCATCAATATAACCCCAATCTTTTAAATCGTCTTCCCATGAATCATAATAAGATGTATCTATGTCTGATTCTACTACTTCATCTATTACTATATCTTGAGTAGAACTTGTATCTATTTCACTTGATTGTGTTGTAAAATCTTCAACTGCCACCGTAGTGTCTGATGTTAATGTGTCTGATTCAATTGTTAATTCCTCTGATACAATTTGTTCTTCCATTTCGTTGGCTTCTTTGGCATCCATTTCTATTTCTAAAGATTCTTGCTCTAACAACTCGTTAGATTCAAACATTTCTTTTTCGTTTTCTAAAAATTCGTTATTTTCTTTTCTATCAAATTGAAGATCATTTTTATCTTCAATACCGTCTTCAACACTATCTAAATCAAATAAATTCTTTTTCTGAAGATTATCTAATGGAGATGGTGCTCTAGGTACTAGGCTATCACTAATAACTGTTACTGATGTATATACTTGGGTTATTGTTTGAGAACCTGCATCATTAGAAACTGTAACTTTTCCTACTTGCCCAGAAGAATCCGGAAGTAATGTAATTGTTGTAACTCCACTTGTTGATACTGATCCTGAAAATGCTGTACCTTGTACTGTAATTGTTGCTGTTGGCGTTGCAATTTCTACATCACCATTCATTTTAGAAATTTCGCCAGACTCGTAAGTAAACGTTCCTACGTTAACCGATACATTCATTGCAATTTCTATTGGCACAACTGTTGTGTCAAAAGCAAATTCATCAATTAAAAATTCTGTGTTAGGTGCAAGAGTAATTTTTGTTTCATCTACAAACACAATGTTCATAGCACCATCTTCTCCAGTTTGGAGAAAGTCATTCATTTCTAAAAGATAACCTGATTCAACTTTATAAGTTTTTCCGCCACGTTCATTAAACGTGGAACCCATTTTGTCTTTAACTTCACCTACAGTTACAGCTAAAGCATTTGTAACAAATAGTATCAAAAAGGATACCACAAAGAAGAACTTCTTCATGATTAACACCCGTTAGATACAGTAGCAGTTACATCAGCTGATTGAGTATTCCTGTTGTATGAATATACGCAAGTGTCTGAACCGTCTTGTGTAAAATTTAATGTATAGTCGTAAATGCTATCACCTGTTATAGTAACCTTACCATCATTACCTCCACCTGTTTGAGCAAAGTTTATTACTGAATCATCTGTATAAAGAAAAATTTTAGCAGTATTATTACCACCTGCCATGTGAAGTCTTATTGTATTATCATCACCATTTATTATTGTTCTCAACCAATTGTTATCGCCTGATATTATTGCTGAATCTCCATAAGGGTCTGTATCAGAACCAGTGTAACTAGAGTGAATATCTAAAAGATTTGAATTACCTATAAAATCGTGAAGTTGATAGTTGCCTGTACCATATGATGAAGTGTGTATTACATTTGAATTTCCTACTATGTAAATATCTGCACTTGCACCTTCGCTACCTGAACTATCTGCAAACTGACTATGCGAAGCAGTTTGTGGACCAATTGCCTTATTTGCATTTGTATTAAATCCTTCTGAATCTGTTGAACTGTACCATTCTACAGTATTTGAGTCACCTGACATACGAACATATAAGAAATGGTTGTCACCTCTATTCTGAACCCAAAATGTATTTGAATCTCCATAAATGTCTAAGTCAACATTGAAATTTGTTGTAGAGTCTGACCAAGTATCATAGTCTACTACGTTTGAATCACCTGTAATATCATGATCTAAATAAAAACCTGTAGCATTAACGTCATCTATGTCAGGTCTTAATTTATTAGAATTACCAATTGCTGTATAATCAAAGGTCATATTAGTACCTTTAAAAGATAAGTGACCATTATAATCTGTTACGTTTGTATTACCTATTTGTTTAATAATAATAGTAATTTTATTTCCGTCAATTACAAAAGGATTATCTGTGCTTCTTCCAAACGTATTGTTTAATCCGTCTTGTTTTATATAGACTGAACCATTTTCTTGATCAATTTGTGTTATAAAGACTTTATTACTCGCATAACAATTAATCGTTGTTGCTAGTAACAGTATTAGACTCAATAATAACGCTCTCATCTGCGACCTCCAATGCGGCTTTCTGATCATTTAAAATTGTTTGAATTTTTGCTTTACGTATTTCTTTTTCTGTTTCTTTTAAATCAAATGCTACTAACATTTTTAAATGGTCTTGATATTCATCCCAAGTTTTAAAATCTGTACTGTTAGCTTTATTATACCAAGCTAATTCATTCTTTTGAACTTTCTTTAAATGTTTTTTAGCCAACAATGCTTCTTTTTTAGCTAACTTTTCTGCCTTCAAGGCTTCTTTTTTAGCTTTCTTCTCTTCTAACAATGCAAGTTTTTTAGCTTTCTTTTCTGCTAGGTATTCTTCTCTTGTTTTAATTTTTACTACTGTTTGTTCTACTTCTAAATTTACTTTTACTTCTTCTTCAGTAACAACTTCTGCATCTGACTCTTCAACTGCTTCTGGTAGTACTGGTTCCGGTGGTAGTTTAATTTTCCATATTTCTTTTTTAGCACCTACTTGTATAATTTCTGCAACACCGGCTTCAATTGCTTTTCTCACAGCAAAAGTAACTGGTTCGTTTCTTGCTACTCCAATTTCAGTTTCTAATAACATTGTATCAGCATCAAAGTACTTGAATATATCTCCACCTGTTCCTGTTGAGAATATTGTTTTTTCAATTGTTGTTGATATAACAACTTCACCTGTTTGCACATTTACTAATCTTAAAATAACAGTAACTACATCTTGTCTGTATTGTGTATTGGCTTGTACGCCTAAAATTCTTGCACCTATACCACCTGATTTAGTATCTGAATCGTATCCTACTATACCACCTGTAATATATGCACCTGCAAATAATAATGCTGGTAATGGTTCAGCTTGATCACCATCTGCCATTTGTCTTGTTGATCTAATAAGTTTTCTTTCTTGTAATAGGCTTGGTAGACTTGCTCTTTCAACAACTCTAAACCATTTGCCTTCTCCAGCATCTTGTAATGCTTTAATTAAAAGTTGATATGAACCTTGAGTTACTGCTGTACTCATTGAAGCAAAATTGCCACCTGGCTTCTTTTGCCCTGTCATATCTAAGAAATCATAGACAGCAATTATAATTGGATCGCCATCTAACTCAGGAACCTCAATAAATGTTTTTGCCGCAGGCTTTTGAGTTCTGTAATCGAAGTCTGGTTTACCAGCACAACTAGCCAGAAATAAAGTTGCTAGAAATATAATTGCTAATTTTTTAAACATTATTATTAGTCTTCCTTCGGCATAGTAAATGATGTTACAGTTCCGTCTGTTTCAGTAACAGTAATTGTAACATTACCAGTACCTGAAGGCGTTGTCCAAGTTACAACTTCTCCACCAATAGGTGATGTAAATGTTCCTGAATCTTGTTGTAAGCCGTCAGCACCAAATACGTTTGTTGTAATTTGTTTTGCTAAAGCCGTATAAAATCTTGATTCTAAGTTTGCTTTGAATTTTGCTACCGCAGTATTTTTTGCATCTTGTTCTGCTTTTTCTTTTGCGGCTTTATCAGCGGCTTTTATAGCATCTTTTCTTGTTTTTTCTATGTTTTCAATGGTCAAATAATGTGAACTTTTGCCCTGTCCACTAAAAGATGGACTGTCAAAGTCAAAAGTGATTTCACTGGCGTTTGACCCAGTTATCATGAATAAAAATAGTAATATTGTCGTTAAAATTCGCATTTTTCTCCTAAAATTCTTTTACCATAATATTTATGTAATATCTTAACCAATTTATATGCACTTAAATATTGTACTATTATGTCGAAAATTTTAACAAGCACCTGGGCGGTTTGTGTCACTTTGATGATCCTTTTATTCATAAAATGGGCAGACCCAACACCTATTCAGTCAGCAAAACTGACAACGTTTGATTCCTATCAAAAATTTGGACAACACTTTGACTCAAAGAGTTTAATTTTGTTAGATATATCTGACGAAGCTCTAAAAAAACAAGGACAATGGCCATGGAAACGTGATATTTTAGGACGGACAATAGTTAATGCTTATCGGAGTGGTGCCGCTCTGGTAGTCTTACAAGTCGTATTTGCACATAAAGATAGACTAGGCGGAGACGAAATGTTTCTTAAAATGATTTCAAAATATCCAGTTATTCTTACCGAGACCGACGATGTTAAAAACTTACTCAGCATTGAACGAAAAGCCCGGGCGGTAGGTAATGTAAGTGTACCTATTGACATAGATGGTACTATAAGAAGACTACCACTTGATAGGTCAATTCCTGCTGTTATATTAGAAACAATTCAATATTACAATAAAGCAAAAAACGAAATATGGTTAGATTTTAGACATCATATTCCACGAATAGATTATACAGACAAAAGTAACTGGTCAAAAATGAAGGGCAAAATTGTATTCATTGGAACTACATTTAAAGGATCAACATTCGTTACTACGCCTAATGGTTTAAAAAACACTCATGAGATTATGGCTATTGGTACAGAAACATTATTATCACAAAATTTTATTAGTAGACCGGATTGGCTAGAGAAAGTAGAATGGGCATTTGTTATTATAGGAGGTATAATATTCCTAATTATTATTCCACGACTCGGCGTCCTATGGAGTTTTATACCTATCATAGTTTATCTAAGTATTGTACTTGGAGCAAGTGCCTATCTATGGAACACAAAATTATATCTTACAGAATGGTTAACTCCTGTTGTAATTGTTACCATAGTTTGGGGACATTTAATATACAATAACTTTGCACGTGAGAACAGACTAAAATTACAAATTAAAAGACAATTTGAACACTACCTAGATCCTAGAATGGTTAAAAAATTACAAAAAAATCCTTCTTTATTAAAACTAGGAGGCGAAACAAAAATAATGACATTTTTATTTTCAGATATACGTGGCTTTACACCTATAAGTGAAAAATATAAAGGCAATCCAGAAGGACTTACAAAACTTGTTAATAGATTTTTAACACGCATGACAAACGTTATAATTGCTAATGGTGGAACCGTAGATAAGTTTATGGGAGACTGCATTATGGCATTTTGGAATGCACCACTTGATGTAAAAGATCATCAAATGTTAGCAGTAATGTCAGCGTCACAGATGCAAACAGAACTAGTAAAATTAAATGAAGAATTAACTGCAGAAGGATTACCTGAAATTAACATAGGCATAGGTATTAACACAGGTCAAGCACTTGTAGGTAATATGGGTTCTGATCAAAGATTTGACTACTCTGTAATTGGTGATGCTGTTAACCTTGCATCACGTTTAGAAAGCTCAAGTAAAACATTAGGCAAAACTTTGGTAATTTCAGAGAATACTATGAAAGGTATTGAACATATATTTCCGTTTGAATATATCGACAGCATTACCGTCAAAGGTAAGACCGAACCTATCAAGGTTTATACCGTGGTAAGATAGAATTATAAATAGCTATAATGGACGCAGACACAATAACAATAATATCTAAACTATGGCCCATCTTTGTGGCCTTCATATTGCTCATTGTGACTTTAGCACAATCGCATTATCGAATTAAAGTGCTTGAAGAAAAAGTCAAAGTTGCGTTCGATCTCATCAATAAGTTGACTAAGAAATAAACTCACTTAACTTTTAAATCAACACACTTAAATAAATCGAGCGGGGAAGGAAATGAAATTTATAATGGTAATAATAATATGTTTTGGCATGGATTGTAATGCAATCTGGGAACAGACATGGTATCCATCTATGAACGACTGCCTTAATGCATCACAAAATGTTAAAAATTTCATGGTGAAACAATATCCAACTTCTGCTGGCGAAATATATTGCATGAATGAACCCGAATTTAACGAATATTACGATTACCTAGAAAATGGTGGTAAACCTACCTTGGAATCTTTACCAAACCCATCAGCCATCTAATTGACAGATCTTGGTTTTCATAGTAAAATAAACTATGAGAAGTAAAATCAGAAGAAGTCTGGTAAAAACCTTGACTTGGAGAATCCTTGCGACTACTGATACATTTTTAATCAGTTGGATAATTACAGGTTACCTAACGTTAGCGGGTGCTATTGCAGGTATTGAGGTAATAACAAAAATGTTTTTATATTATGCTCACGAAAGAGGATGGAGCAAAATTAAATGGGGTTATGACGGACCTGAAGAACATACCCATATATTTCCATTTGCAGAAGATTGGAAACCTATAAAATACGATTTTAGAACGAAGGAGAAAGAATAATTGTATGGTTATAAAAACTGCACCAGCTCCTTCAACTCAAAAGGCTTGGGAATTCAATTTAAAGTTAGAAAAGAAAACTATAAAAACGTTTGTTTATAGTGATACTGGAAAAGACATTGAAGCAAGATTTCCTAATCACAAAATTACTAATATAAAACAAATTCCAGATCCATTAAAAGATGTTGGTGAACCTGGATGGAAACCAAAGGCAAAATACTCATGATCCACGCAATGATAGATTTGGAAACATTAAGCACTAACCCTAATGCTGTGATTTTAACAGTAGGTGGTGTAAAATTTGATCCATATACACACACAGAACCATCACAAGGTATGTATTTTAAAGTAGATGTGGATTCACAAACTACTACAGGCAGAGAAGTAATGCAAGAAACAATTGATTGGTGGGCAACACAATCAAAAGAAATACAAGATGAAGCTATGGGTGAAAAAGATCGAATACCTCTTGAAGAAATGGTTAAAAGAATTAACAAATGGGCAGTAGGTGTGAATGTATTTTGGTGTCAAGGACCTTTATTTGATTATGCTATATTACAAAATTTATATAAACAATTAGGACATCCTGTTCCATGGCAATACTGGCAAATACGAGATTCTCGAACTTTGTTTAGTTTAGTACCACGTGATCTTAACGAAGTAAGAACAGGTATGCATAATGCATTAGAAGACTGTTACTTTCAAGCAAGAAAAGTACAAAAAGTATATAAACAGTTAGGGATTAGAAATGTATAAACCACTTCCAGATGGAATCACAATTAAATATTCTAAAATACAAGGATTAGGATTATATGCTACAAAAGATTTCCCAAAAGATACAGTATTTGGAATTGTACATATTAAAAATAAAAACTTTCCACACGGTCATATAAGAACGGCTTTAGGAGCATTTTATAATCATTCAATTAATCCAAATTGTAAAACATATCAAGGATTTTGGCATCAATTACCAGTAGTATACCTTATGTCAATTAAAAATATTAAAACAGACGAAGAATTAACAGCCAAATATTCATTATACATGGATTTTGATGACAATGGAAACTAAAACTTATTATAAAAAACTAACTGATTGTATCCTTCACTATTTTAGACTAGACTTACAACTACATTTCTTATGGTCTTTCTTTTTAACTATGTTTGCAATATTTTGGCTACCATTAGTATGGTTAGGACTTATTGCAACAATTATTAAAGAAGGACTAGACTTATGGAGTAAAGGTCACTGGAGTTGGGATGACTTTTGGTATGGTTTTGCTGGATGGGTTTGTGGAATAATTTTCCTCTACAATTTTATTTGGTATTAAAATGGATATTAAATGGTATTCTATAGAAGATTTATATACTATAAACAAATATAAGATACGACATAATAAAAATCCAGTTACCAAATGGATAAAATTACCTTGTGTATATAAAATAAAAATTAACAAAACAATAGTACACATAGGAAGATCTGATACTTGCAAAAAACACGGTGGTGCTGAAAAAGTTAGAAAAGCAATAGTTAATTTATTAAATATTACTGATTATAATACATCTGTGCCTAAAACAAAATATTGGACCGAAATTAGGTTGCAACATCGTCCAAACTCAAGTAATATTAAAATAGGAATAATAAAAACCAATGCCATCAAAAAAACCTACATTCAAGAAACCCAGAGAAGTAATCAAATATTATGAAGAATGTACTTGGTTGGGTAATGCCAAACCAATGTTCCAAAATAAAAAAGTTTCAGTATTCTACGATAAATTTCCGGTCACAAAAGGACATTTATTATTTGTACCAAAAAAAAATAATATAGAACATATTACTGAAGCATACAAACTCGCTTTTTATTGTGGAGAAGAATGGATCAAAGAAGGCAGAATGGATGGATTTAATATAGGACAAAATATTGGATTAGCCGCTGGACAATCTATTATGTGGCCACACGTACATTTAATTCCTCGGCATAACGGTGATTGTAAACCTAAAAAATCTAATGGAATAAGACTATGTCATCCTAATGGCGATCACAAACGATATTACTAATGAAAAAAAGAAAAAAGAAATTAACTTGGCCAATGAGTGTTGACGATGTTCCAAAAGGTGTAATTTTTGTTTCTCCTGATGGTGGTGAAACAGTTTTTATACAAAAGAAAAATGGAAAAAGAGGCAAAATGGTTTCACAATCCCAATTAGCTAAAGATATTGAGGTAGCATATAACGAAAATGATATGGTAGGTGCTGATGCTATTAAATTACGTAGAAAATATCCTACTTTACAAAAAGCCTGGAATCGATACAAAACAGTTTGGCATCTGGTTAACGAAGATTAGCATAATTATTGATATATGTGTGGAATAGTTGGAATATACAATGTTCCTGAAGCTTCTAAAATTGCGGCATTAGGCATTCATGCCTTGCAACATCGAGGCCAAGAAGGTGCGGGTATTATTTCATACGATAAAAAATTTCATACCCACGGTGACTATGGACGTGTTGATCATATTTTTAGTAAAAATAAAGTTATAGAAAATCTTCCAGGTAGTACAGCAATTGGACACGTTAGATACAGTACTACTGGAGGCACTGGAAAAAGTAATGTTCAACCATTATTTTACAATTTAGACTTCGGTGGTTTTGCTATTGCCCATAATGGTGACTTTACTGATTCTGCATATTGGAGACAAAAGCTATCTGAAGAAGGTGCAATATTTCAAACATCAACTGATACAGAAATTATTCCACATTTAATTGCTCGAACAAAAGGTATTGATCCTGTGGATCGTTTACTCACAGTATTGAATAAAGTAAATGGTGCATTTAGCATAATAGCATTAATGGATAATAAATTAGTTGTCGCTCGAGATCCTTATGGCTTTCGTCCTTTAGTTATAGGTCAATACAAAGAAGGATATGCAATAGCATCAGAAACCTGTGCTCTTGATTTAATTGGTGCAACAAATATTAGAGATGTTGAACCTGGAGAAGTAATTATATTTGATAACGAAACAACACTAAAAAATTGGGCCATGGATGTTAATTTCAAATGGTCTCGGTTAGACCAGAAGGAAGATTCTATCAGTTCACAGAGAAAAAAAGTAAAAAAAGATAGAGAAACATATTATTTAGATAAAAAAGTTACAAAACATTTTTGTATATTTGAACACATTTATTTTTCGAGACCTGATTCTGTTATTGATAACCAATTAGTATATGATGTTCGTAAAAGAATAGGTGAAGAATTAGCAAAAGAAACTTATGTTGATTCTGATATGGTTGTTCCAGTACCTGATTCTGGTATGGTATCTGCACTTGGATATGCTAACCAATCAAAAATTCCTTTTGAACTAGGACTTACACGAAGTCATTACAGAGGAAGAACATTTATTGAACCTACACAAAAAATACGAGACTTGGGTGTAAAATTAAAACATAGTGCTATGCGATTATTTAAAGATAAAACAGTTACCGTTATTGATGATTCTATTGTTAGAGGCACAACAGCAAAGAAAATTATAAATTTAATAAGAAATGCAGGCGCTAAAGAAATTCATATGCGTATTTCATCTCCGCCAGTTACTGGTCCGTGTTGGTATGGTATAGATACACCAAACAGAAAAGAGCTTATAGCCGGAGAAAGTAACGTAAAAGAAATTAAAGAATTTATTGATGCTGATTCATTAGAATATATATCTATAGAAGGATTACATAAAGCAATGAAAAGTAAAGGCTATTGCGACGCTTGTTTTACTGGAAAATATCCTGTTAAAAAAAGAAGTTATGCCGAAAATATTGGTGGATAGTTTGATACTTGACCTGCCTTTACCATGCGTATACGTCGCTCTAATACAGCTTAAAAGGGTGTTTAAATAGCAATATGACTAAATTCGTAAGTGTTGTAGGAAATGGTGAGAGTAGACGGGGGTTTGATATAACTCCACTAAAACTATTTTCAACGGTGGTAGGATGTAATGCTATATTCAGAGATTACGTCTGTGAATACCTAGTATGTGCTGATAAACATATGTGTCAAGAAGCAGTAAACACTGTAGGCAAAGGCACCACAATTTACACCAGAGATAAATGGGTTAATCAATTTGCCATGTGGCCAAATGTAATAAAAATACCACATTTACCTTATCACGGCGATCAACGAAAAGATGACCCGTTCCATTGGGGGACTGGACCATACGCAGGTGTAGTAGCATTAACTTTTAAACCAAAAGCAATTTTTATGTTAGGATTTGATCTTTATCCAATAGGAAAAACAGTCAATAATATATACAAAAATACTAAAGGATATGAATACATTAAACGACCAGTTGATCCATCTTATTGGGTACATCAATTCCACAAATTAATGGAATTATTTCCAAATGTTCGTTGGATCGTGGTAAATCAAGAAAAATGGAAAATGCCAGAGGAATGGTCTCAACATAAAAACGTTTTCCAAGAATCTTATGACGGCATGGCTAAATTTATTAATAAGCAATTGACAAAATCTAAATAAAGTTTATAATAGTATTATGTTTGACAAATTTAAAGAAGGAAATGTTATTACTCTTAAACTTGCATCAGGTGAAGAAGTAATTGCAAATTTTAAATCACTTAATTCTGATTATATCAGTATAGAGAAAGCATTAGTATTAATGCAAGGTCCTAAAGGTTTAGCATTTGGAACATTCTTTTCTACTGCTGAACAAAACGAACCTATTAACATTTGTAGAAATAAAATTACATCTATTGCAAATATTAATGATAAAATTAAACAAGAATACGAAAGAATATTTTCTACAATAAAAACACCTGAGAAACCAAAAATTATAGTATAATGACACATTTTGAAAAACATAGTACAAGTATTAAAGCATTAGTTGATGTTACAGAAGCTATGTTAGATCAAATGGAAAAATATAACATTGATCCTGAGACAGTAACAAAGAGACCAGAATTTACGGTGTTTATCCACTTTTTAAAATCTATCCTTGATGGAGAATTAAATATCCCAAACGAGTTAACTGATTCAATTCGTAATAAATCAAATGAACTAGGAATTGACGTTAACGATATTAAAAAGAGGTTACACTAATGGCTGATATAGAAATTAAAGACAACGTAACAGAAGAATGTTTTACTTCCACAAAAAGTTTTTGGAATTTTCCGTGTGCTCATAGACAATATAGACATGATGGCAACTGCCATTTAATTCACGGATACAGCAGAAGTTTTCATTTTGTATTTGGCATTAAAACATTTACAAAAGAAGGCTTTGCAGTAGACTATGGTGACTTAAAAGAATTAAAAGCACATTTAGATCATATGTATGACCATACTTTAGTACTTGATGAAGAAGATCCACATATGGATAAATTTAAAGAATTAGAACAAGCAGGTGTATGCCGAATTAGAACTCATCCAATGGGACCTGGCATGGAAGGTACTGCACATTATCTTTGTGAATGGACAGATAAATGGTTACGTGAAAAATCTCGTGGTCGTGCTTGGGTTATTAGTGTTGAAGCTAGAGAGAATGACAAAAATAGCTCAATCTACACAAACCCAAATGCAGGATTCAAGGGATGGACAAGCAAATAACTCTATTTGAAAATTTAGTAATTCAATACAACAACAAACAAGTAAGAGTACACATTTACGATACTCCTTTAGGAAAAAGATTTCTTGAAGCACTAAAAGATAATTTAACAGAAAAAAGAATATTAGAAAAAAACTTCTGTTTTTTAGGTTGGGCAGATTCTAAAAGAGATTTAACTTATCTTTGCGAAGAATTAAACAAAAATATAGCACAAATAGATTCATTTAAATTTAATCCAGAATATCCTAAATTAAAATCATTTACTCCAGCAGATTTTCAACACTCATCTACACTCCCAACAGGACTTTGTCCAAGTGGAAATGAATGGGAGAAACCAGGATTAAGATTAAAACATGATGCTTGTAATTTATTACATAGGTATTTTGAAGAACTACAAGGAACTGCATGGAAAATTTCCGATTACTACAAACAAGCAGACACAGAAACAAAATATGCAATAAGACAACTTAATAATCTTTGTCATGAAATAGAAAATTGGGTATTAAGTTATAGAAAAAGTGTAGTAGACCCTGCATGGATGAGGCCTTCTCAAATTACTACATTTTTAAATGCACCTAGACACGATTTACACGAAGAAGATTATGAATTATTCAAACAAAACAGATATAACAGAGAATTAGGTGGTGTATATCTACATTGGTCACAAGTTGGCAAAACTTTATATGAAGTTTTTAGAGATGAATACGCACCTGTAATGACTGAATCTATGTGTTCCGAAATAAACCATCAAAAATACTATTCTGGTGAGTTTGATATTGAATGGGGCGATACTATCACAGAAGAAACACACGCATTTAAGAAAAAAGAAATAGATGAGTTTAAAAAATGGTTAAAGGAAAACAATTACGATTGGGAAGACCCAAAATTATCTCTTGGATATATTAAAATCGGCCAAGTAGACATGAAATTAGCATTTCAAAATAAACCATTTCTAGAAGTGTATAATACAATGAAAAACAATTTAAATATAAAAAGTATTCACACTATTGGGTTACGAAGTTGGGAAAACGAATATCCATACAGTCTTGAAAGTGATAATTGGAAAAAAATACAAATAGAAGGATTAAAACAAGGATATGAATCATATAGTATGCGTTAAATGGGGTAACAAGTATATTTCTCAATATGCCAATGTACTTTATAATATGGTTAAAAGAAATACTACTGTACCTTATGAATTTCATTGTATTACCGACGACCCAACAGGTTTAGATTCACACATAAAAACTATTAAATTACCAAATGATCCATGGATTAAAACTTGGTGGAGTAAATTATGGATGTTTGGCTCTCATCTTCCTTTACAAGGCAATATATTATATTTTGATCTTGATATTATTGTATTTCGTAATATTGATAATTTGTTTACACACAATCCAGGCAAATTTATGATTATTCGAGATTTTAACCGATGTAGAATAAAAGATTGGAAATTATGCAACTCAAGTGTAATGCGTTGGCAAACTGGTACGATGAATTTCCTTTGGGACGATTTTAATAATAATCATACTCAAATTATGCAAAACAACCATGGTGATCAAGATTATATTACAGTAAGAGCTAAAGATCAAATTAATCATTGGCCCGATGATTGGATTCGCTCATACAAATGGGAAATGATTGGTTTAAAAACTACTAAAATTAGAAAAGGAAAAAAATTTATATTTGAACGTCCTGCAAGAATTACAGAACAGAACAACGTAGCAGTATTTCATGGAGAACCTAAACCTTTTAACTGTGGAGATCAATTTGTTATTGATAATTGGAAATGAAAAATAACCTAAATCAAGCTTCTTGGTTAATTGCTGTATCAGAACACCAAGGTTCTATTAATTATGATTCAAGATTGCATCTAGACAAACCTACTACCTACGACGATATTAAAAATAGAGCAAAACTTATGTATACTGGAATATATGCACCTAGAGATCCTTCTATTGAGAAATTAATATCTTCTTTATCTGTAAAAGAATTAAGAAAAGAAATTAATATCAATAAATTTAGTAACACAATTAAAAATTGGTTTAAAAAATCTAATTTAATATCAATATTAGGTGTTGATAAATTACAAAATCTTACTCTTGGGAATGGTGCTTCTGATTTTATTTTTTCTCTTATAAATCGATCCAAAAATAAATTTGGCATTTTAAAAAACACCTATTATAATACGTTTGATATGCTTGATCAATATCAATTAACTGTTACTCATCCTCTTGATTGTAAAAAAGGACAAACTGTATTAATTGAATACCCCTCACCGCATTATTCTATTACTGAATTAAAAAATATTATTAAAAAATGTGTTAATAAAGAATGTTATCTTACTATTGACTTAACATTATTACCTATTACTAATCAAAAGATAGAAATTGACTTAACTCCCTTTAACGAAATATATTTTAGTATGCATAAAGCATTACCAATTGATGATTTTAGATCAGCAATACGATTTTCAAAAACAAAAATAAACGATCATTACAGCATAATGCAACAACAAAGATATTATAACCGTGTTGGTGCAAATCTTTTTTTAAAATTCATTAATAACTTTGAATTAGATTATGTTTATAACAAACACAATGATAATATAAATTCAATCAATAAAACATTTAAATTAACTAAAACTAACTTATTGTGGTTATCAAAGTCATCAAACTACAAAAATCCAATTGACCTTATGCCTTCAAAACATTATAATTTTAATGAGTTGATTAGTATATCGAAATTAATTGAAAATAAAGATAAGTTTTTTTGGTAATGAGAAATAAAAAATTTGGAAAAGTTAAAATTAAAAGTATGAAACCATTAGATGAGATTCCCGAAGATTGTGGTTATGATAAAAGATTCAAATTTGATGTAGACATGAATTCTAACGGGATTGCTGGAGATTGTATTGAATGGTGCCAAAAACATTGTAAAAGTAAATGGGGTTGGTGGTTCAAAGGACCTCCTGGAGCAAACCCATGGGATCATAATTGGGAAGAACAAGACAGCTATATGAGTTTTGAAGATAGACGAGAAGCTATGGCATTCTTTTTAGCAATCGGAGTTGCTAATATGGGAGACCATAGCAGATAAGTATTGATATGAAATGGTTTGATATAACAGATAGAGCAAAAAGTCAAATAGAAGGGTTATTATCTAAAAATCCTGACAAATACGCAGTCAGCCTATCTATATTAGGTGGTGGTTGTGCTGGCTTCAAATATGATTGGGGATTTACTGATAAAGACTCAATTAAAGAAAACGATGTTGTAGAAGATTGGGGTACAGGACGATTTGTTGTTGATGACGCAAGTATGCTTTATATTGCAGGTACTAAAATAGACTGGAAAGAAGAAGTATTTGGTTCTCAATTTGAAATTATCAATCCCAACTCCAAATCAAGTTGTGGTTGCGGAGACAGTTTTGGTGTCTAAAAGATTAGATTGTGTAATTACATCCTTACCGTTTATGGAATATTACTTGCCACCGGCGGCTCCGGCTGTTTTAAAAGGACATTTAGAAAGCAAAGGGTTTACAGTAAGAACACTTGACTTCAACATCACAGTAAAAGAAACTTTTGACAGTGACGAGTTACCTTTAGCTTCTGCTTTTTTCCATGAAAACCATGGTATACTAAAATTTGAAAAAAATCTTCATGACAGAATTGATAAACTAATAAACAGTTGGGTAGATAAACTTCTAGAATTAAATCCACGTTTTATTGCCTTAAGTGTTTTTTCTGTCGACAGCAGAAAAGCCTGTGAAATACTTGTAGAAAAATTACAAGCAAAAAATCACAATTCAAAAGTGCTTATTGGCGGAATGGGTCTTGGCCACCCAGGTCTTAAAGAAAAATGGATAGACAGTGTCCGTGATAAGATTGATTATTACATAATTGGCGAAGGAGAATTAGCTCTGGAAAATCTTTTAAAAGGAAATTACGGTTTCAAAGGCATTAACGGAAAAGTAGAACAAATAAAAGATTTAAGTAGTTTGGGCGTTGCAGATTATGAAGATTACGATTTGAGTAGGTATGAAACTTTTTACAAAGATAAAAAAGTTGCTCAAATCACAGGATCACGTGGCTGTATAAGAGCCTGTACATTCTGTGATATTAATACACACTGGCCTTCTTTTACATGGCGTTCAAGTGAAAGTATAGTTTACGAAATTCAACGTACATATGAAACACACGGTATTACAGATTTTTTCTTTACTGATAGTTTAATAAACGGAAACTTAAAAGTTTATATGCAAATGGTTGAAGCTCTAGCACAATTTAACTATAAAACAGATGCTAAAATTACATGGGGTGGACAATGCATTGTTAGAAAAAGTAAAAATTTAAGTAAAGAATATTATCCTTTAACACGAGACAGTGGTGCATACAATTTAGCACTAGGTATTGAAAGTGGATCAAATGATGTACTTGCACACATGAAAAAAGGTGTTACTAGAGAAGACCTCGATGAATATATGGAAAATTTTGACTTACATGATATAACTTGTTCATACCAAATGATTATAGGCTATCCAACAGAAACTGAAAAAAATTTTCAAGAAACTCTTGATTTATTTTATGACCACCAAAAATATGTTGCTTCAGGCACAATACACGGAACATCATTAGGTGCCACTATGGCTATAATTCATACTGGTATTCCGTTGGCGAAGCACGAAAATGAAATTTTTGTGCGTGATAAAAGTCAAGATTCAAGTTGGGGATGGACTTCAATGGCTGTTCCTAGTTTAGATTGGGAAGAAAGATTAAGAAGAAGAATGGTTGCACAAGAGGTATGTGATATGTTAAAATGGCCTACTATAAGTGCTGACAGAGAACTTGGACTGATATTAAAAAGACACGAAAACTATCTATTATGGAAAAAGGATATTACATTAGAAAATATATTGACGCAACCAGATGTAAGCATACTATCATAAAATTAAAACTTTTAGGCAGTAAGGGTGCTCGTGACTATCCCATGACTAAAATTTGTGTAAATGACAAATCATACTTTCATGACAAGGTTGTAGAAGAACAAATCATTGAATTCACAGTAAATGAATTGCAAACCGAGAACATTCTTAGTATTGAGATGACCGACAAATCACCTAAAGACACAGAAGTGAAAAATAGTAAAATTATAAGTGATAAAAAATTACAAATTTGTGAAATTAAAATTGACGGCGTGAATATTAGGACTTACATTTTTACAGGAAAACAAAAACCAAAATATCATTACAATAACCAAGGACCTGAAGAAGTTGTTAGCGAACATTTATTTTTTCAAGGCAAATGGGAATTATATTACGAAAATCCTGCTAGACAATTTTTTGCCAATTTAGTAGGTTCAAAACAAGCAATAAATTCTTCATCAAAACAAGCCGTAAAGAACAAATATCTTACAAAATTACAAAATTTATGGACACAGCATTTATAATAGGTAATGGCGAGTCACGAAATATATTTCCAATTGAAGATTTAAAAAATAAAGGTATTATATACGGATGTAATGCCATATACAGAGATCATCCTAATCTCTGTGATCACATAATAGCCGCTGACAAAGATATGTTTGCAGAATTAAAGCAATGGTACGATGAAACAAATCCAAATTTAAAAATATATGGTCCAAATGACCTTAGCAAATGGAGTTATATATGCAAAGACGACAAAGAAAGCGATGTACCCAAAGGTTTAAAAATATATAGAATATGGAGAGGTGGTGACATTAAAAAAGGTACAATTCGTACAATGGATTTTTCTCAACAACGAGGTTCAGGAATGTCTGCTTTATTATTAGCTACTGAATCAGGAATTAAAAATATTATTATACTTGCTTATGACATACTAGGTGCTCGTCAATGGGAAATGGATTCTCCTAGCAGAGAACAAAATAATATATACAAAAATACTTTAAATTATAGTTATAGAATGAGTATGAAAGCATATCTCAAATATGAATGGATGTATCAATTAAGACAAATTATTAGACAGTTTCCTAATACTAATTTTCATTTCATTAATCGTAGAGAGTACATCGAAGGTAATCATTTTTTAAGACATTACTTTGATCAACCTAATATTAAGGTTGGAATTTATGCTGACTTACGAAGATGGGTAGATGGTTTGCGTGATGATATTCAATGGATGAAATTATAACGTTTTTGTCGAACTAGCATCTAACTGATAAATTTTACGCATCTTAAGACCCACTTTTTGAGCAAACTTTTTAGTATCACAATACGAACAAACGTGTTTATAATCATTTGATGCTCTTTCTGGATCTACTTGCGATCTAGGTCTTAAAAATGATACTCCACATGAATCACATTTAAAATAATAGATGGTATTTTTACGGTGAAAGGTGTGGTACATACCCAGTTTAGATTGACGTTCGTATAATCTCATTGTTCTTAAGGTTTCTATGAACATATAACTATTTAATAAATACGTATAAACATAATATGGCTAGATTAATAATAGACACAGGAACAGAAGGAAATAGAGCTACAGGCGATACTTTACGTACCGCTATGTCAAAGATCAACGCGAATTTCGTGGAGGTCTACGATGATTTAGCCGGGTCTAGTTTGGGTGGATTATTCACAAATAACGCAACAAACGGTGATGTAAAAATACAAGCCAATGGAACGGGTATAGTTGAGATAGACAGACTATCAATAAACAACACAACAATTACCTCCATGGACACAAACGCCGACTTAACACTTGCACCAAATGGCACGGGTAGTATTGTAGTATCTGGACCTTTTCTAGTTGGCACAGGATCAGCGGCAGGCAATATTACATCTAATGGTGCACAAAATATAAAAATTGATACAAACAGTGGAACAAGTTCAAGTTTCATAGAGATTGTTGATGGCGCCAACGGAAACATTATATTAGAGAATAATGGCTCAGGTGACATTTTGTTAAAAGCAGGTGGTCAAGTGGGTATAGGCGCAGTAAGTTCACCCGACACTTCATTACACATTAAACAAGCCACTGCAACCATAACACTCCAAAGAACTAACGACAATAACACACCTGGTATAGATTTCCAAAGTAATGGCGGTAACGTAAGAGCCAAAATTTTTATGGATGGAAACAATGGAACTAACAAAGAAATAGTTTTCCAAAACATGGATGGAAGTTTAGCAGAAAAATTCAGAGTTACACTTGGCGGAGCAAAGGTAACAGGACATTTTGCGGCAACTGGTGCCCAAATAGACTTTACAGCACTTCCAACTTCAGATCCGGCAGTAGCAGGAAGACTTTGGAGAAGTGGTAACGACGTAAAAATTAGCACAGGATAATAGATCATGGCAAAATACACAATTAATACAGGTACTAATGCAAATGATGGAACTGGTGATGATCTAAGAACAGCAATGATCTACATCAATTCTAACTTTACAGAGTTATATGATTCATCTACCCTCGCTTCACAAATTACTATTTCAGGAAATAAAATTAATGCAAATGCCACTAATGCTGATTTAGTATTAGAACCTTCAGGTACAGGTGCAATTGTTTTACCTGCCATTACTATCGATGATAATGCTATAACTGGAACAAGATCAAATGAAAATTTAGTAATTTCTGCATCTGGTACAGGACATATTGTGGTTGGTGCATTAAGAATTAACGGTACAACTATTAGTTCAGATGATTCTTCAGCAATTAACTTTGCAGAATCTAATATTACACTAGGTTCAATTAATATTTCAGGTAATGTTATTACTTCTACAGATTCTACAACTATATCTTTCGGTGGTGAAATTTTAAGCGGTGTTGGAACACCAACTCAAGCTACAGATGTTGCTACAAAAGATTATGTTGATGGTCGAGCAAACAATTTTGGAAATTTAGAAATAGTAACAGATACTTTACAAAACGTAGTTACAAATAATCACTTAAAATTAGATACACAAGGTACTGGACTTATTCGAATAATGTCAAATGCTTATATAAGTTCAGGTTCTGTTACTGTGACTTCATCAGCCGCTACTGCTATAGATTCTTTTGTAGCGGCAACTTATCGAGGTGCAAAATATGTTGTTTCAGTCACTGACACAACAAATTCTAGATACGAAACAGTAGAAATAATAGTAACACACGACGGTTCAACTCCTTACATATCAGTATATGGCAGAGCAGGCAGTACTACAACAGATCTTGCAACATTTACAGCAGATGTAAACAGTGGATCTGTTAGAATATTAGTCACAAATGCGGCTGGTAGTTCTACTACCTATAAATTCTTTAGAACAATTCTTGCTATATAAATTTACGTTCGGTTTATAGAATTTCTAATAAATAATCATATTAGGAGATTTAAAACATGGCACAACAAACAGTTAGCATAGGTTCATCAGCAAATGACGGCACCGGTGATCCATTAAGAACAGCATTTACAAAAATTAATGCAAATTTTACAGAATTATACGGCAGTACTGCTGAAGCAAACGATTTATTAGAAGATACTTCACCACAATTAGGTGGTAACTTAGATATCAATGGCTGGAATATAACTTCAGCTAGATCAAACGAAAACATTAGAGTTATTCCTAACGGAACAGGTACAGTAGAACTTGAAGGAAATACTAATGTTACAGGAAATTTAACAGCAACAGGTGATATAGTTGCAAATGGAAATATTAATTTAGGTAATGCGGCAGGTGACCAAGTTAAAGTAACTGGTGTATTTGAAGCAGACCAATTACAAATTGACGGAACTACATTAACAAGTACAGTTACAAATGGTGACATTACTATTACATCAATGGGTGGAGGTAGTGTTATTGTAGAGGGTATTACTATTCATGATCATACAATTTCTGCAGATCTCACAAACGCAGATTTATTATTAGCATCTCAAGGTACTGGCTCAATTTTTGTTGATGCATTAAAAATACGTGGTACAACAATAAATTCAGATGACTCAACAAAAATTACACTAGCAGAAGCAGTAGATATTACTGGAGCCTTAACTGCGGCAACAAGTTTAACATTGGCAACAGGTGCAACTGTAACAGGTGTACTTGATGAAGATGCTATGGGAACTGATTCGGCTACACAATTAGCTACACAACAATCAATCAAAGCATATGCAGACACAAAAGCAGTTCAAACAGGTTCAACTAACAATACTGTCACAACTGTAACAGGTGCAAATACATTTCAAGGTGAAGCAAACTTAACTTTTGATGGTAGCACACTTGCAGTTACAGGAGCAGGAACATTTAGTACTTCTTTAGGTGTAACAGGAACACTTACAACGGCAGATATTGCAACAACTGGAACACATACAGTTACAGGCCAATCAGATATTGACTGGGTACGAATTAAAGATAACAAAATTACAACAAATGCCACAAATGCTAATCTAGAATTTTCAGCAAATGGTACAGGAGTTGTTGATGTACAAAATGCAATGACAACAATTGGCCAAACTGTAACAGGTGTATTAACTGTTGATGGTTCGGCGGCTATTGATAATCTTACTATTAATGGAAACACAATTACTGCAACTAGTTCAAATGGTGGTATTGTACTTCAACCAAACGGTACTGGGACAGTAATGATAAATGGTGATTCGGCTTCAGTGACAGGACGACTAGACGTTTTATCACTAACTATTAATTCTGATATATTCATTGCCGGTGGTGGTAAAATCCAACCATTGAGCACAAACCAAGATCTTGTTCTTGAAGCAAATGGTACTGGTTCTGTAGTTTTAGATCAAATTTCAATAACAGACAACACAATCACAACTCATGTATCAAATGCTGACTTAAAACTTGATACAGACGGTACAGGATATCTTGATATATTAACTGATACACAATCAACAGTAGGTTCGGCAGGTGGAGCAAGTGCTCTTCCAGGTGCACCAACTGGATATGTTAAAATCAAAATAGGTGGTACATTAAGAGTTATACCATTCTGGGATCAAGCATAATAACATAGCTAAAACTCAATAAATACTGGTGAAGGAGTAAGTTTTAATGTCAACACCAGTGTGGACAACCACAGCAGGTAAATTAGGTGCTATTAATGAATTAGCATCATATTCGCTACAACTAGAAGCGAATACTGCCGATTCTACGGCTGTCACTTACTCCATTATCGCAGGAAGCCTACCAAATGGATTAGAACTTACTTCAACAGGTTTACTGCAAGGAACTCCGGTTGAGGTTAGCAAACGAACTTTATATACATTCGTTGTGCGAGCCACAGCCGGAACAAAAATTACAGATAGAACTTTTAAATTAGACATTAAAGGTGCTGATGCACCAACATTTACAACTGCCACAGGACAATTACAATTAGATGACTCTACATCGGTTGGTTTATACTGGGTAATGGATGGTTCTAGTATATCTTTTCAAATGCAGGCTACTGATACTGATACAGCGGCAGGACAACAATTAGTTTATGAAGTAATACAAGGTGCATTACCGCCAGGAGTTACTATGACTAAAACTGGGTTGATATCTGGCGTCGTAGAATTAACAGACGACGAAAGATATGGACCACAAGGTGGATATGCAGAAGATTATGATGATTATGTTTATGACAGAACATTATTTTCAAAATCTAGATCAGTAAATTATGATTTTATTATAAGAGTTACTGATGGTGCTTCTTATGTAGAACAAAATAATTCAATATTTGTTTATACAGCAGATTATTGGAGAGTATCAAATACAGAAATTCGAGCAGACATGAATACTATCGGAGGAGCAACACTTTCCGTTGATTTTTCAGCACATAGAAGACCAATATTTAAAACAGCATCTGACCTTGGTACATTTAGACATGATAACGCAGTAGTTATAAAAATTGATGTTGAAGATGTTGATCCGTTACTAGCAGATTTAACTTATACAATACAATCGGGTTCATTACCATCAGGATTATCAGTTGATAGTAGCAGTGGAGAAATTTACGGAACGTTATCAAGACAAGTTGCTACCGAAACCAACTACCAATTTACAATAAGAGCAAATAGAGTTGTTGCAACAGGAACAAATGTGTATACCGATCAAATTTTTATAATGAAAGTGGTTGGTGAAATTGATATCGGTATTACATTTACCACACCTTCTAATATTGGAACTCTTACAGCAGATATTCCTAGCATATTATCGGTTAGAGCAATAAGTGACAAAACTGATAGAGTATTATCTTATACAGTTACATCAGGATCATTGCCAACAGGTATAACACTTTCAGAACAAGGAAATTTAATTGGTACAATAGATCAAAACAACTTTACAGATTCAACAATAACATATACATTTACAGTAACGGTTAGTGATCAATATCAATCACAAGCAACATCAAAAGAATTTACATTAAACATTAATATTCCATTTACTACTATCGAATACGGTAACATGACTGGACATTCTACATCATTTGTTGATCAAAATCTTTTTTATGCAATAGCACAAGATCCAAGTATTAACTCACCTGCGTATATCTATAGACCAGAGGATACAAATTTTGGAATGAAACAATCTCCGTCAATGTTATTAATGGCTGGACTACAAGCACAAACATTAACGGCGTTCCAACAACAAATGGAACAAAATCATGCACCAAAAACTTTATATTTTGGAGATTTAAAAACTGCTGTGGCAAAAGAAGATGGAAAAGTTATATATGAGGTTGTATATCTTGATATTAAAGATCCATTAGAAAACAATTCCGGAGAATCAATAGCATCATCAGTTACATTAAGAGATGTAGTAGCAAAACCTATGTTAGGTCCTCGAGCATCTACAACAGAAGCAACTACTGATATGAATGAATACGAAATTACAACAAATAATGGATTAGCATTTTCAACATCGGGTTCTAAAGTACGATATGCAAATCAATTATCAGCAGACTTAGATTATATGTCAACTTTATATCCAAATGCTGTGGCAAATATGAGAAGCAGAATGAAATCATTAGGACATAAAGAATGGACACATTTACCACTTTGGATGAGAACAGCACAAACATCTTCTGGCGTTCCGTTAGGATATGTAAAAGCAGTACCAATTTGTTATTGTATGCCAGGTATATCAGCATTAATCAAAAAAAGAATTACAGATAAAAATATAAATTTTAAAAACATACATTTTATTGTTGATAGATATCAAATTTCTAAAAGTAAAATTACCATAAATTCATTTATAGCCGATGGCTCTTCTAGTAGCTTTGATTTAGGAGAAATTGTACACGATGAAGATATTTTAGTAAAAAAAGATGGTGTTATTGTATATGTTGGTGATAATGTCACAGCAGACAATAATGCATCGCCTACATATCTATCAGCAGATACACAATTAAGATCAGCTGACTTTGAAAATGAACTTACATTAACCCATGACACAACAAATATAAAAACTACTGTAATTTTTAACACAGCACCATCAAACGGTACTATAATTACAGTGGATAGAGTAAGCGATAAATATCTTATATTTAGAAACAAAGGAATTTAATAAATGGCAAGTAAAATAGTACCAGGTAATGTAGATGGAACTTATCCTACAGCAGGAAAAGACAATTCGTCTCAAGGTTTTAGAGACAATTTTACTGCAATTAAAAATAATTTTACTGAAGCAAAAAGTGAAATTGAAGCATTACAAACAAACAAAGCATCACTAAACGGTTCAAGTGATTTTTCGGACAATGAAGTTCTAAGAGCTAAATTTAAAGACACATCAGAATCGGTATATGCACATGGCACAGCAGGTGGTGACATTGTTTTAAATCATACAAATGGACATTACCAAACAATAACGTCTAATGCTTCAATTACACTATCTTTTACAAATTGGCCAGCGGCGGCAACAGTAGGAAGAATTATTTTAGATATTACATACGGTTCGGTTGCACATACTATTACCATTCCGTCTGCTGTCATAGTAGCTGATAATGTTACAGGTGGTGACGGATCATCAGACACAATAACAGCTCCACAAACTGGAAGATACTTGTATGAGTTTCTAAGTTCAGATAATGGAACAACTGTGTTAATGCATCAAGTAGGTAAATTATATACCTAATAGGAGGTAATAATGTATTTTCATCCTTTACAAGAAGATCTCTTAAAACTGTCTGATATTGATATTAATAAACGAATAAAAGAACTTTCACGAAAAGTTGGAATAGCTAGACGAGTTGGCCGCAATCCTGATATCCTGTATAAACTTCAAGAAGCACTTGATACCTATAAAACCGAAATCCGAAACCGAAGACTTGAACAATGGCATAAAAATCATAAAAAAGCTAGAGGTGAACCAGATTTAGGAGACTTGGTCAACATTGAGTAGTAAGTATGTTTAATGCCAAATTCTTTTAGTTGGAATACAAAATTTAAATCAATAATAATTGTCGACGGTGAATTATTTCAAAATGAATATACTGTTAAACTTTTTATAACTCCACACACAGCAAATTTAAAAGAACAAACAGAATATTTCGACAGATTAAAAAATCTTTATGAATTAGTTTTTGCAAATACAATTACCACATGGAGAGACGAACCTCTTTACCATATTTTAAAAAAAAACAGCAATAATCGATTTATTGAATTACCAAAACCTCCTTACGATCAAATTATGTCAGCAGTATGTTTTTGTAAAGCAAATGCAGTTTTAGATTCTATAATCACTATTAATCATATTGAGCTTTCCAGTTGGCAAGGAGACGGAATTACATATTCAGTTGACAAAAATAGTCCAGAACTGTTATTATTAGATACAAAGGATTGGTTTTCAAAAAAATATGAAAAGTTTCATCCATGGTGGTTAAGAGCCGATACGGCAACATATGACGAAGAACTTGACAAAGGCATTTATACAGGACATTTTAGTTGGAACAACAAAATACCAGTTGACAAAAGCCACGAAACTCATGCTAAACTATTTGAATTCAATCCAAAGGTTTTAGATGGCGGAAAAGATAAAAATAAATGAAACGGGTGACTGCATCTATACAGAACAAGATGCAATAGAGTTATTATATTCTAATCCAGAATTAGATATATCAAAATTATTTTTCGAAGACCCTACACAATATAATTCAAGCATAAAGAATACAGGTACAAACTTATCTACATTATCAAAGGTTCCAAAAAGACCAAATCCTATTCATTTTGACGAACAAATGATTAACAAATGGTATATGCCAGACGAATATTACCAAATAGATGTTAAAAAATATCTTTTAGACAAATGTCAAACACAAGAAGAACGAGATAGAATAGAACAAGAATATATATTATTTGAAAAGAAAAAATTTATTCGTGTACTACAATTTTTAATCTATTTTATAGATACACTACGAGCAAAAAATGTAGTATGGGGTGTAGGTAGAGGTAGTAGTGTAGCAAGTTTTTGTTTATTTTTAATTGGAGTACATAAAATTAATCCATTATTATATAATTTAGATATTACTGAATTTTTAAGATGATAAGTAAAGTGTAATAGGAGCATATTATGGTAGGAAGACCAGTAAGAAAAAGAATGTATAGAACCATGCAGGGTCGTATGGTTGATATTGAAAAACTACGAGCGGCAAACGAAAGTGTTAGAGCCATTGGTAATATGAACGTTAATGCTAGAGGTGATGTATTAGGTCCAGGCGGAACAATTATCACACCTAAATCAGAAGTAATGTCAAAATACTATGAACAACCAAGAGGTAAAGTAGACGAAACTCCATCAAGATCAAAGCCTACTGCACCTAGAAGAGTTGCACCTGTATCTAAAACACAAACAATGACTCCAGTTGCTAAACCAACTTTAGAAAAACAAACAGAAGTTTTTAAACCAAAAACTGAGACTGCTAAAAAAGGTATCGACGCGGCATTAGACGGTATAGAGTAAACAATGCCGGGACACCGGAACTGTATTGTTCAGTATTTTATAGATCCATTTAAATATAGCCAACCAAAATATAATAAGTTGTTAACAAACCAACAAGAATTGGCTGACCTTTCCGCTAAATCTTTTAAAAATTATGCAGAAAAATACAACTGTGATTTTATTAGAATTACAGAACCTAAATTAAACCATGTACATCCTACATTTGAAAGATTCGATCTTTGGTTAAATCTAAAGTGGTGGGACAAGTACGATCAAATAATGTATATAGATAGTGATGTATTTGCTTTACCAAATGCACCTAATATTTTTGAAGAATATCCTGATACAGAATCTTTTAAAGTATGTAAGTATCCTACGTTTGAAGACGCAAAACTTGGAGAACAAACTGATGTTTTTTATAAAGGATTATTATTACAATGTAAACTTCGACACGTAATTAAAAAAGGTTTCCAACCTGGTGTGTTTATTCTTACAAAAAAAGCCGTTGACATAATGAAAACGTGGATTGAATTATATAAAAAATTAGATCACCACGATGGAGAAATATTAATATGGGCTACAATTAAAAGTAATGTAAAAATTACTAAAATGAATGAATATTACAATTATAAAAATGCTCATATGAGAGGACATCCAAAGGTTTATTTTTTTCATGCCGCTGGTCATAAAAAAGGTTCTATGCAAAAGGAAAGCATTTTAAACTTCCTAGCTAAAAATGGAATTAAATGAAAAAAACAAAAAAGATCATATACTAATTTCGTCCAATTAAATAGTCACATAATGATTCTTATATCACACCGTGGTAATATAAATGGTAAATTACCTAATAGAGAAAATACTATCAGCTATATTGAAGAAGCAATAACAAAAGGCTTTGACGTAGAAATTGACATTTGCAAATGGGATGGCAAAAACTTTTTTCTTGGGCATGACGAACCTCAAGAAGCAATATCACCAGAGTGGTTAAAAAATAATCCTGTATGGTGCCATGCAAAAAATTACAAAGCATTAGAACAATTAATAAAATATGACATACATTGTTTTTGGCATCAAAATGACAATTACACAATAACATCTCATGGATACATATGGGCATACCCAGGACAAACAGGTGGTAATAGAACAATAGCAGTACATCCACATGAAATATCTGAAGAAGAAGTTAAAAAATGTGACGGTGTATGTTCTGATAATATAGAAAAATATAAAAAAAATGAACTGTTTAAAGATGGTTACTATGAAGGTTGGCTGATTTAGAAATGATTAAACTATTAATTTTAGACGTCGATGGAATTCTTACAGATGGGAAAAAATATTATAATAATAAAGGTGATGTTGTTATGAAAACTTTTTGTGATAAAGATTGGACAGCAATTAAAAGATTTAAAGCATTAGGAACCAATGTTGTATTTTTAACTGGTGATCCATTTAATGAAGCAATAGCAAAAAATAGAAACATTGATGTTTATATTAATAGAAAAGGTGGCAAACACACAGACAAATCAAAATACGTTGACGAATTATGTAAAAAATATAAAGTTTCTTTAAAAGAAACTGCTTTTGCTGGTGACGATATATTTGATATTGAAATAATGAAAAAAATTAAATGGAGTTTTTGTCCAATGAATTCTCCTTCTATTGTACAACAATATGCAGATATAATAGATGCTGATAGTGGTGAAAATTTTATAATGACATTATTTGATCTTATGTTAGATTACAAATTAATTCCAAAACATAATTTTGACGAACATCTAAAAAAAGTTTATACACTAGACGAAAAGGAAAAATTTTAATGCACGATATTACTCTATATGGCCATTTAACAGTTGATAGAATATTTGATGGGCTGACAGAACGTCAAACATTAGGTGCTATGGCTAATATGTGGAGAACATTTAAAAGTATATCTTCTAATTTAAATGTAGGACTATGTCCAACATCTATTGGAGAAGCATTAATTTACGTTGACAGAGATTCGTGTACAAGATATTCAAATGCTGTATTGGATATAAAAACTAAACCCCCTATTATTAAAGAATCAAAAATATCACACGCACTTTATATTAATAAATTACCAGATACAACTTTTTTAAGCAAATTACCTGGCATAATATCAGCTGACGTATGTGCAGGTAAAAAAGTCGACGAAAATTTATTACAATACTTAGATTATTTTTTTATTTCCGACGAAGATGCATTTGCTGATATTACTACAATGGCTAAACTTACAAAAGGTTGGATAATATTACATACAAATAAAAGTAGTGTAATTTCAGACGGAACAACTGAAAAAAAATATAAACTAGACAACTCTTTATTTGTACCAAATAGTAATATACTTGGTGCTGGCGATATGTTTGCTAGTTGTTTTTTATACGCCATACATACAAATAGAGAAGTTGTTGAAGCTGTGTCATATGCACACGAAACAACAAGTAAATTAATAAAAAAAGAAAATGAAAAAATATAATTTATTATTACCAATCGCAGGCAAGGCTCAAAGATTTATTGATGCTGGTTATAGAATGCCCAAACCTTTAATACTTGCTAAAAACAAACACGTAATTGATTGGGCATTAGATTCAGTTGATTTATCTCAATGTAATTTAATTTTTATAGTAAGAGTAGATCATATCTATAACTTTTCAATTGATAAAATTTTAAAACAAAAGTTTGGAAATGATATTACAATAGTTACAATAGATAAAGTAACTCGAGGTGCTCTTGAAACTTGTACACTTGCTAAAGAACATATTAGTAACGATTTACCTTTAATAATATACACACCGGATGTTCATTTTGGACCACAATTTAATCCAAATAGTATAGACAAAGATGCCGATGGATTCCTTTTAACATTTACAGCTAACAGTCCTGATCACAGTTATTCTGATTACAACGAAGATGGTATAGTAACAAAAGTGGTTGAAAAAGAAGTCATATCTAAAGAAGCCAACGTAGGTTTATACTATTTCCGTACAGGAAAAATGTTTTTACAATATGCAAAAGAAATGATTGACAATAATATTTTAGTTAGAAATGAATTTTATATTGCACCTATATATAACTTAATGATACGAGATGAATTAAAAGTTACAGCACACAATACAGAAAAAATGCACGTACTTGGAACACCTGCACAATTTGAATTCTTTGTAGACAAAGTTATAAACAGATTTGGTTCTAAACCAATTGCATTAGCAAGTGATCACTCAGGTTTTGACGCTAAAGCCATTACTATAAAAATATTACAAGAAAAAGGAATTCCTGTTATTGACGTTGGAACTTTTACAGACAAGGCTTGTGACTATGCTGATTATGTTTCACAAGTAACAGCATTAATTAATAAAAATGATTGCAGTCATGGTATATCTTTCTGTCGCTCAGGACAAGGTGCTAATATTGCCGCTAATAAAGTTAAGGGCATAATTTCTGGTTTAACTTTTGATGAATATACTGCGGAATATGCCGTAAAACATAATTGTTGTAATCACTTTTCAGTTCCATCAAAATATGTTAATAAGAGAATGCTTACAAAAATGATAGAAATTTGGTTAAACACTTCTTTTGATGGTGGAAGACACTTTACAAGACTTAATAAGTTATTATGATCATAAACTCAGATAAAAAATATGTTTTTGTCTGCGTTCCAAAAACTGCAACAACTTCTCTACACAAATTTTTAGTAAAAGCTGACAATATGCCAATAAAAAAAGTTAAAAACGAATGGGCTGGCGATAAATGGCATTGGCCAATGTCAAATATAATCAACGAATATCAAAATTTAAATTTTAAAGAGTATTATAAATTTGCTTTTCATAGAAATCCATGGGACAGACTTGTATCATCATTAATAGAATTTACATCCGATAAAGGACACATAACAACATGGGCAAAAGAGTTATGTAATTATAAAAATTTTGAAGAATTTATATTAGATTTACCAAATAGTCAATGGAAAGACGAAATACATTTTCAACCAACAACATATTATACGTATAGCAATGGCAAAAAGATTGTAGATTTTATAGGACGATACGATAATATGCAAACAGACTTACAAAAAGTGTTTAAAAAAATTGAGTGTAGCATTCAAGCATTTAATTCAGGACGAAAATGGAGAAAGGCTAACAGAGACAAAAATTATAAAAAATATTATACTAACGACAAAATGATTAACATCGTAGGCGATTTATTTCATGAAGATATAGTAACATTTGGAGATAAATTTGATGACTGATTGTATTTTACTATCTCACGTGTTTATTAACAAAGATGAACAGCATAAAATTGATGCTGTTAATTTTACTGTACAACATTGGCGTAGACATAACCCTAATGCATATATTATACTAGTAGGACATGGTGAAATTCCAAAAGAAAGCAAAGAATATGTTGATTGTTTTATTTGGAGACAACAAATAGAAGAAAAAGATATTAATGTTGGACATCCTTACTGTATTAATCTTGGATTGGATCATGCTAAAGAAAAAGGATTTGAAAAAATATTAAAATCGAGAGCAGATACAATACATTTAATAGAAGATATCTCTATATTCAGTAATAATCTTTTAAAAGATAAAAAAATATTAATAACACAACAAACTAATATTGATCGTATGGAAATGGGAGACCTTTTTATGTATGGCAATTTAAAATTTCTTAAAAAATGTTGGAACATTAACACATGGTACCCAACTAAAACAGGATTAACTAGTTTAGCAAAAAACTTTTTCAATTTATGCAAAGAAGATAATTGGCGAGATGCATTAATTAACAATACATCTTTTGTTAACATTTTTAATCTTAAATGGATTGATTTTAGAGCAAATTGGACAGAATTAAAAGATATGCAAGAACAAATGTTACAAAATAAATTAATAAACTTTGAAAAGTATTTGTGGGGATCAAAAGAACAATGGCACGTATGGAATAAAGAAGGAAATCTAATTTATACACATCCTAAAATAGGTAAAATAACTACAGAAAAGGATTGGCCTATATGATAGCAGTTTGCGTTTCTGGAATATCAAGTTTTACACCAGAATATGAAAAGGTTATAGAATTACAAAGAAAAGTTTTTCCTTACGACTTCTTCTTTCAACAATGGGAAGGTTATCCAAAGCCTAATGTTCCTAATTGTTTATTTGTTCCTGAGCCTAAATGGGATTATCATGTTATGGAAGACGTAAAAGTAAAGCCTGACTGTAATATTTTTAGAAGATATACTAAAAAGCCTGACGGGAAAATGTATAGAAAAAAAAGATTATATACACAATTTAAACACTCTGCAAATCAACAACTTGCACACGCACATTTAGTTGCAAGTTTACCTGAAAAATATAAAACAATAATAAGATTAAGATTTGATACACTAGTTTCTACAAAAGTTGACTTTGCTCCTTATATTAAATTAGCAGAAGAAGGCTGGGTTATAGGTTTTGATTGTGGACAAGCACCAGGTGGTAATCCTGGTCCTGGTCATAAACTAGAAGAACAACCACAGAATTTACAACCATGGAGAATATGGGATCATATTCAATTCCACCCAAGAGATCGATTAAAAAATGTTTTAGAAATGAAAGAAAAGCAAGAATTAAATGGGTCTGAATGGGGTTGGTATCAAATATATGCTTATCAATTTAATAATATGAAATATAAAAATGTATTTGGTGGTGAATCAATTGTTAAATGGACCAAACAACCATTGCAATGGAATACATTTTAAGTTATAATAAATCATGGGACAAATAGAAGATTTACAAACAAAAGGTTTTGGCTCTCATGGTGGCTTGGTAAACATATACCATGGAGAAATAGAACCGTTAGGTAAAAGAGTCCTTGTAGAAGGTATGCAATTTGGAGAAACTAAAACTAAAGGTGGACTTATTTTAGTTGATGACGATGGAGCGACTCGAGGCATACACCCACGATGGGCTAAAGTTTATGCTATTGGAAAAAGACAAGAAGATGTTAAAGTAGGTGAATGGATTTTAATATCTCATGGCAGATGGTCCCGTGCTCTTATACTTGTTGACAAAAATAATATTAAACATGAAATAAGAATGATTGATGAAGACGACATTCTTATGATATCAGATGATGAGCCAGAACATAACACAAAATTTTCCGAATATTCCAAATAAATTTGAATGTGGACAATGTGGTATACACTTTGACAAAGCTACATATTGGTTTGATTCCTTATACGCCGCCAATTGGCCTATAAGAGAAATAATTCCTTTTTGTAGTCCTAAATGTGTACAAGAATGGTATGAAAAAACAGGTGCAATTGATTGGCCTTTACGTGAACCAAAAGATTATCCTAAAGAACAAAGCTGGAAACCTACACAACAAATATTTCCATGAAAAGTATTATAATTGATGTTAAAAAAATTGTTACTCTAGCTGAAATAGGACTAGGTGCTGAACGTCCATTAAACAAAGAAAAACGTTATTGGATTAAAAAACTTTCCAAACAAAAAAACCAAAAACCTATCCTAGTATCACAAATTAAAGATTCAAACTATTATATATTATGTGATGGTTGGCATAGACTACAAGCAGTTTTAAAACAAAAGAAACGAATAATTAGAGGTATTCCTATACCAATTAAAGCAGGATTACAACTTGCAAGAGCAAACAAGATTCTCCGAGACGTTGATAAGGATTTTAACTACAAATTAAAGGTATCTGGTATTATTAACGACTGGGCTCAAGATCAAATTGACAAATAACAATAACTTGTATATTATTAGTAAATGAAAGAACTTTGGGTAGAAAAGTATAGACCAAAAACATTAAAAGAATATGTAGTTCGTGACGATGCACAACGACAACAAATACAATCTTGGATTACTGACAAAGCAATTCCACATTTATTATTAAGTGGTGCTCCGGGTGTAGGTAAAACTACATTAGCAAAAGTATTGTTTAACGAACTTGAAGTAAGTGGTTATGATATATTAGAAATAAATGCTTCAAGAGAAAATAGTGTGGATACTGTTAGAGAAAAAATTAATAACTTTGTACAAATTATGCCATTTGGTGCATACAAATATGTATTACTAGATGAAGCAGATTATATGAGTCCAAATGGACAAGCGGCATTACGTGGTGTAATGGAAACATATCACACATCAGCAAGATTTATAATAACTTGCAATTATCCAAATAGAATTATTCCAGCATTACATAGTAGATGTCAAGGTTTCCATATGGAAGTAATTGATAAAACAGAATTTACAGCAAGAGTGGCAGAAATATTAATTGCAGAACAAATGGAACCAGATTTAGAAACACTAGACACGTATGTTAAAGCAACATATCCAGATTTAAGAAAATGTATTAATATGATACAACAAAATTGCAGAGATGGCAAACTTATGCCACCAGCAAGTGGTGATAGTGGACAACAAGATTATAGATTACAAATGGTTGAATTGTTTAAAGCAGGTAAAATTAATGAGGCACGAAAACTTGTATGTGCTCAAGCAAGACCAGAAGAGTGTGAAGAGATATATAGATGGTTATATGACAATTTAGATATTATATCCAAAGACGAAGATCAACAAGATAAAGCAGTACTAATTATTAAACAAGGATTAGTAGATCATTCATTTGTTGCAGACCCAGAAATTAATTTAGCAAGTGTTATGATTAAACTAGCAAGATTAAACAATGGGCAGTAAACATAACAAAAAACGATTTTTTTGCGTAAAATACAACATTAAACCCGATAAAAAGTTTGACGAATTTGTTGAACTATCAAAAAAGAAACTTGGTACAGGAAAAATGCTAGAATATACTGTAATATTAGATCTAGTAAATGAAAAGGTATTAAAGTGTGAACTTCCTGGTATACCTTTATCCGAGAGGGATAATATTCCTTATGAAAAAGTAATTAATTACTACCGCAAGTACTATTCCGAAGCTATTAATCAGTTTTTAGCATCTTAGTTTAATCGCTAAATAATAACATTATGCATGATGTACTCGATATAATCAAAAATATACAATCTTTGTACGCCGTAGGCCCTACTTTGGGCATATTGAAGGACTTTGAACGAGTTATAGACGAATTAGACGTTTATGTTTTTAAGAACTGGCAAGACGGAGAATTACTTACAGGACCAGTAGATCACAGACATTTTGTTGAATGTTCTTTTATGTGGCCTGAAGATCAAATGCCTGATCCATCAGGAGGTAAACGATTATTAGATAGAGGTTGTAAAGTTACATTTGAAAAAGATACATTATTTAAACCAAGAGAAATTAAAGGACCAGAAGATTATCGACCAGGCACAGTAAAAGGTAAAATTGATGGACACGGAATTTGGGTCGTGAATATTAAAATGCCAAAAGAATTAATTGGCAATTTAAAACATGGTAAAGATGACGTAGAAAGCCAAGACGAAACAGACATTATGCCTGATAATCTAAATACAGCAGATGCACTTTAACGAAGGATTAAAAGCCGGTGATTTAGAAGGCGTTGTAGATAAACGTTTTTCAGTAGATCAATATAAATCAAAAATGGGTGATGACAGGAACATTATGGTTCTTGCCTTCTCTGTTAGTGGCCTAGAACCTGCGAAAGATTTAGAACGTTTTGCAGAAACAGGATACAAAGAAATATTAGATGCAGACGCTACACCTGGAACAGTAATGGATGGCAAACATAGAGTATTTGTAGAATTTGCAAGAGTAGAAACAGTTGATCAACATATTATAAAATTTTTAGAAGATTTAAAAAAATTAACAAACATAGAAACATTTGAATTTACATATCATAAAAGATCAGTACCATTTGAAGCATCTGCAAAAAATTTAGCAGATGTATTACCAAGAACACCTATAGCATATACAAAAAAAGTTAATTCACTAAGATTAGGCGAAGTAAAAGATTTCTTTGACAAATTTGCTATGATGGAATTTAAATTAGACAACAATATTATTTCGATTAAAAAACACGGAACAAAAGATACATTAAAATTTGAATTACATTCATATGGTGAGTCACAAATGATACTAAAAGAAGTTAAAGCATTTACTATTGATCAAGATGCCATGGCAGAATGCATACACCTAACCAAATACTTTGGACCATATAATATTACCAAAACTACTGAGGACAGATTCGTTTTTTCTAAAGGACAAAACTCTGTTCTGTTAAGTAAGTACAAATGGTAAGATTAAGCACAAATTTCACACTGGAAGAATTTACAAGAAGTCAAACCGCAATACGACAAAACATCGACAACACACCTACCGAAGAACATATAGAAAATATGCAACTTCTATGTGAAATGGTCCTTCAGCCAGTTAGAAATCATTTTGGTCCAATAGCAATCAATTCGGGTTATAGAGGAGTAGTATTAAACAAAGCAATTGGAGGCTCTTGGAAATCTCAACATTGTGAAGGTAAAGCAGTTGATATTGAATGTCCAGGTACAGGTAATCGTTATGTAGCTGATTGGATTTCGGATAATTGTACCTTCGACCAAGTAATTCTTGAATTTCACACCCCAGGAATACCAGATTCGGGTTGGGTTCACGTTAGTTATAATCGTGGAGCAAACCGTATGCAACGTCTTAGAGCTGTAAAAGAGGACGGTAAAACAGTTTATAAAAACGGGCTCACAGAGTAGTTAAATACATACATTATGTTTGGACAAATAAGAATGGTTATTACCCTGGTTATGATCATGGGTATCGCAGGTGCAGGTATGTATGTTTTCAAATTGAGAGCAGACAACGCCGTTCTTAAAACAAATCAAATAAAACTAGAACAAAGTATTGAGTCGCAAACTAAACTATTAGAACAACAAAAAGCAGATTTTGAAGCAATCCTTGAAAGCAATAAAAAATTAAACGAATTAATACAAACATTTAAAAAAGATTTAGAAGATTTAGATAAAAGATTTACCAAAAAGAACAGAGATGTTGGAAAACTAGCAATAGACAGAACAAAAGCAGTTGAAAGAATTATAAACAAAGGTGCCAAAAATGCTCAAAGATGTATTGAGTTGGCTTCAGGCGCCGAACACACAGAAGCAGAATTAAAAGCAACTTTAAAATCGGAGATAAACCCGGAATGCCCGGCGTTAGCAAACCCAAGTTATGTACCATATCAATAAAATATTTGCAGTAGCACTAATTATTTTCCTTACTAGTTGCAGTATTGGTGGTGAAAAGAAAATTAAAATATTTCAAGTAGAAGAACCTAGAAAAAATCTAGATTATCCAATGCCAACTGCATTACAACTTGAAGAAATTAAATGGATTATTATTACAAGTGAAAATGCAGAAGAAGTATTTGCTAAACTAGAAGCGGCAGGAATTGATCCTGTACTATTTGGAGTAACAGATAAAGATTTTCAAGTACTTGCTAAAAACTTTGCACAGATAAGACAAAAATTACAAGAAACAACTAACTTACTAGAAGAATACAAAAAATATTACGAGACAGATGAGAATTCTAACTAACATATGGTATTGGATTGTAGGTTATCCTGCAGAACTGACTTATTGGTTTGAAGGAAGTGAAACTACATTACAAGTTCGTAAATTTAAAGAAGTTAAACCTAACCATATTACATTTAAAAATATGGAAACTGAAAAATACGTTGTTGTTAAATCAGATCAACCAATCAAATATATTATAAGAGAAGAATAATGTACGAATACAGATGTAAAGTATTAAAAGTAATAGACGGAGATACTGTTGATATTGATATCGACTTAGGTTTTGGTACGTGGATACGCAATGAACGTGTTAGAATCATGGGCATAGACACACCCGAATCTAGAACAAGCAATGACATAGAAAAGAAGTTTGGATTAGCGGCTAAAAGTAGATTACAAGAGTTATTAGGTGAGACTGCTATTCTAAAAACACAGGTAAACAAAAAAGGCGAAGACATGAAGGGTAAGTTTGGACGAATCTTAGGAAATTTTGCAACTGAAGACGGTCATAGTTGTGCAGATATACTTTGTGAAGAAGGCCATGCAGTAGCTTATTTTGGTGGTGCTAAAGAAGATGTACAGAAACAACACATTAAAAATAGAAAAAAACTTGTTAAACAAGGTATTGTAGAAGGCGCAATAGAATAAATATACGCATATAACTTAAAAAGGAAAAAAAATGGAATTTATAATAGCACTTGCAATGAAATTTTGGCAATGGACGTTAGTGATTGTTTTTATTCTAATAGGTTGGCTTATAAACGTATTAGATAAAAGAAAGCCACCTAAAGTAGAATTTACATATAAAGAATTTCCGCATATGCAACCATTAAAAATATCTACAAAAGGTATAGGATTTTTTAAAGGTATATTAATGTGGATATTATCAACAAGAAACTGGACTGTCACAAAAGATTGGAACTACAACATAAACGGAACTGATTACGTGATACCTGCAGGATTTACATTTGATGGTGCAAGTATTCCAAAATTCCTAAGAACTTTTTTCTCTCCGGTTGGAGTATTATTAATGGGTGGACTTGTACACGACTACGGTTACAAGTATGCAACACTATTAAAGAAAAATAAAAAAGATACTATTGGCATTAAAGATCAAAAATGGATGGATAAAACATTCAGAGATATTAACATTTATGTTAACGGATTTTATACTATGAACTACTTGTCATATTGGTCATTAAGACTTGGCGGTTTTATGGCATGGAACGGTCATAGAAAAAGAAATGCTAAAATCGAGAGCTTAAAATAATGGCTGATGATTTAATTAAAGTTAAAAAAACAACAGAAGAATACGAAGTACAAAAAAGCGACCTTATTCCTGATACTGGTGAAGACGCACCTACATGGTATAATAAATTAGCAGGTCTTATTGACAAGTTTAGAGTTATTCCTCGAATGGTGATGTTGGCTTACATCTTTGCTTTTTACACATCAGTAAAATGGTTTATGGGACTAACAGATCCAACCAATGCTCAAGCTATGTTTATATCAACAATAGTTGGTGCCGGCGCGGCATTCTTTGGACTATATGTCGGTAAACCGGGTGCAACACTTCCAAAAAACAAAAAATAATTACCAAAAGTTGACAATTCACAGATCCGTAATATAATAATTACTATAAATGAAGAATTATTATAATATACTAGGTGTGTCAGAAAATGCATCTGACAAACAAATTAAACAGGCTTTTAAAAAATTAGCAAAAGAACATCACCCAGATCGTGGAGGGGATACAACAAAATTTAAAGAAGCTAATGAAGCCTACGACACATTAAAAAATTCTAGTAAAAAACAAGAATATGATACTATAAGAAAATACGGCCAAAATAGTGGTGGACAAGGAGGAAACTTTCATTTTACTTCTGGTGACTTCTTTGGTGAAGATATGTTTGAGAATTTCTTTTCTGGTTTTGGTGGACCTAATGTACGAACAAGAACTTTTAGAACACGACAACAACATAATAAAAGTATAAACGTAAGAATGTCTATATCAATTAAAGAAGCAATGAACACCTTAGAAAAAACTATATCATATAGACTACCTTCAAACAAAGAAGAATTTGCCACAGTAAAAATTCCAGCTGGTGTACAACATGGTATAACATTCAAATACAAAGGTATGGGAGATGATTCAATAAAAAATATGCCACGTGGTGATTTATTAGTACAAATGAGTGTTCTTGATTCTGATGGCTATACAAGAAAAGGAAACGATTTATATACAGATAAAACTATAAATTGTTTTCAAGCAATACGAGGACTTGAATTAAAATTAAAAACATTAACTGATACTATTATTAAAATACAAGTACCACCTGCTACACAACCCGGAACTTTGATCCTTTGTAAAGGACAAGGTATGCCCATACACAAGACGTTAAATATTAGAGGAAATCTATATGTGAGAATAAACATTATAATACCGGAACTTTCACAAACAGATTTAAACAAAATAAAAAATTTATGATTTCAATATTGCAATATCCACATAAAGCATTAACGGAAGTAAGTACTCCGTTTGACATTAAAAACGATAAACTTCTTGATTACGATGATATTGAAAAATTTGAAAACGATATGATTAATTTAATGATAAATGCTCGAGGTTTGGGATTAGCGGCAAATCAAATAGGCGTTACCAAGCGATTCTTTGCATTTGGACACGAGTCGTTTGACAAAATGCAAAAACCTGTTATAATATGGAATCCATCGATAGTTCGAGAAAGTGAAGAAAAAACGTTGGATGAAGAAGGATGTTTAAGTTTTTTAGGAGTATTTGTAAAAATAGAAAGACCTAAAAGAGTTACAGTAAAATGGGAGAACAAAAAAGGAGAAACTTTAATGCAACATTTAGATGGTATGGAAAGTAAATGCTTTCAACATGAACTTGATCATCTAAACGGTATTACATTTAATACTAAAGTATCTAAACTTCGATGGGATATGGCAGTTAAAAAATTAGAAAAAAAAATTAATGCAACGCAAAGAGTATAATGCTATGGAAGATGAATTTGGATTTAACGATATAAGTGAAGCAGACTATAACAAATTGAGAGCTAAAGAACAAAAGAAAAGTATGCCACAAACAAGGAAAGTAAAAAGAAGAAAAAAGAAAAAGAAAATTAATCACTTTAAAGGATTAGGTGGCGGTGGTAGCAGAGGACCTTGGCCAAAAATTGGAGGAACAGACTAATGCTTGAAGCTAATGAATCATTAGAAAACATATTTACAAATTCTGTAAACGAAGCAGAAAAACGAAAACACGAATACGTTACAATTGAACACGTACTATTAGCATTAATCAAGGACAAAGATATTGGTACCACATTATCAGAATTTAAAATTAATGTTGGACAAATGATTAAAGACGTTGAAGATTATCTTGATACAAAATGTACAGACATTATTTCAAAATCAACTAAACCTATAGCACCACGAAAAACTGCATCATTAGAAAGATTAATGAACAGAGCATTTACTCAAGCATTATTTCAAGGTAGACAAGATGTTACTTCTGTAGATATATTAATCAGTATATTTGCTGAAAAGAAAAGTTATGGTTCATTTTTCTTAAAAAAACACAAAGTTAATAAACAAGACTTAATGGATCTAGTATCTACCGAAACTATATTAGACGAAGGTATGGCGGCTATGGGTGGACCTGGCCCTGGAATGATTGGCGTTGAACAAAAACTACGACCAAACCAAGCAGATAGAATATTAAAAAACTATACTGAGAATTTAAATCAAAAATATTTTGATAAAAAAATTGATCCTGTAATAGGACGAATAGAAGAAACTAATCAACTAAAACAAATTCTAGCAAGAAGAAATAAAAATAATGTATTAATAGTAGGTGACCCTGGTGTAGGTAAAACGGCACTAATCGAAGGACTTGCAAGACGTATCGCTAAAAATAAAGAAGATATTCCAGAATATTTAAAAAATCATATCGTATATAGTTTAGATGTAAACTCTTTAATAGCAGGATCTAAATTTAGAGGAGACTTTGAAGAAAGATTAAAACTTGTTTTAAATGCATTAGATCAAAAAGGCAAAACAGTATTACACATCGATGAAGCACATATGATGGTAGGTGCTGGTGCTACTGGAAGTGGTAACAGTATGGATATGGCTAATATGATTAAACCTGCACTAATGAAGGGTAATATAAAAGTAATTGCATCTACTACTTGGGAAGAGTATAGAAAATTCTTTGAAAAAGATAGAGCATTAATGAGAAGATTCCAAAGATTACAAATAGGTGAACCTTCAAATGAAACTGCGGTTAAAATATTAAAAGGTGTTAAACAATACTATGAACAATTTCATAAATGTACTATAACCGATGATGCTTGTGAAGACGCAGTAGAATATACATCAAAATTTGTTACAGATAAAAAATTGCCTGATAAAGCAATTGACATTATTGACGTGGCGTGTGCAAGATTAAGATTAAACGGAATTAAAGATGGCAAAATAGACCATGAAGAAATAATACATGAAATATCTGCTACAACAGGTATATCAATTGAGCAACTGTCACAAAAACAAGCAACAAGTTTAAAAACATTAGAAGAAAAAATGAAACTGCAAATATTTGGACAAGATAAAGCACTTAATACTATTATCGATAGAATATTAGTTGCAAGAGCAGGATTAAAAACTTTAAACAAACCTGTTGGATCATTTTTATTTTTAGGACCTACGGGTTGTGGTAAAACTGAAACTGCAAAACAATTAGCAAAAACTTTAGGTGTTGAACTATTAAGATTTGATATGTCAGAATATCAAGAGAAACATTCTATTGCAAAACTAATTGGCTCACCTCCAGGTTATGTAGGCTACGAAGATACTACAATGGGTGGTGGTATGTTTATAAATGAAATAGAAAAAAATCCACACGCGGTTGTATTATTTGATGAAGTAGAAAAAGCACATCGTGATGTATCCAATATGCTATTACAAGTTATGGATTATGGAAGTGTTACTGGTTCCAACGGTAAAAAAGCAGATTGTAGAAATATTACACTTATCATGACTTCAAATTTAGGTGCAGAAGAAATGGAAAGAGAAAGTATTGGTTTTGGACCAAGCGAAAGAACCGGCGAAGATGATACCGCTTTGAAAAAATTCTTTCCTCCAGAATTTAGAAATAGACTAGATGCAACAGTTAAATTTGTTAAACTAGCAAAAGAAACAATGAAATTAATTGTTAAGAAATTCTTACTAGAATTAAATGCAATGACCGTAGAGAAAAATGTAGAAGTTAATGCTAATGATGAAGCTATTGAATTTTTAATTAAAAAAGGATTTAATGCTAAAATGGGAGCAAGACCTTTACAAAGAGTTATAGACGAAGAAATTAAGAAACCTTTATCTAGAATGATACTATTTGGTGAATTAACAGAAGGTGGTAGAGTTGCCGTTAGTTTATCTAACGATGTCGTACCAAAACTAAAAGTACAATTTAAAGCACCGATTATAACAAATCAATTTAAACCAAAAAAAGAAAATGCGAAAACATCACAATAAATTATACTATCAAAAATACGGATTTAAAAGCATATTCAAAATGCCTTATGCAAGTAAACTATATCCTACTACTGATGAAAACTTATATCGTTTAGTAAAAATGTATAAAATATCTGCAACCGATTTTGATATGAATATAGCCAAAATAGCAAAATTTATTTTAGATTATAGAACACAAATGAAATTTAGAATACAACAAAAATATGTAATTTTTTATACAAGCGAACCTTTAGCAAAAAAAATTGTAAATGAATTTTGGAATGACTGGTATGGGTCTGAATCTGTTAATCCAAAATATAATAAATTAGGCAAAAACTCAGTAGGTTGTAAAAGATTACCTCATGGTAAATTTCAATATCAAATACATCTTAAAAAAGATGTGCATCAACACATTACAGATTCAGAAAAACAAAGTTTATGGAGACTATTAGAAAATAATGAAAACGACTGTTTAGTATCAAACAAATATGTATTAGATTATTTAATTGGCAAATATCCTCATTGTTACCATGGATATTTTTATGTGAGCGAAGAAAAAATGCTAACTCCTATCTATATGATAGCACAAAAAGGTATTGACAAAGTAATAAAATTTGTCGCAATAAAAAATGGACGCAATAAGAAAACTAAAAAAACATAATATATTCAAACAAAATTCGATTGTATTATCTACTATAGAAAAATCCTGGATGGGAGAACCTATCCAAGTAAAAGCACATCTTATTGTCAAGCAATTAAGAAAAAATGATTGTATTTGCGAAGAATATAATGAAGCAGATGGTAAAGCATACAAAATTAAATACCTTGATATTACTACAATAGATGGAATGAATCCTAATGAATTAGCCGCTGTATATGGGTTGGTTCCTAAAACTGAAAGATTCGGCAAACGCAAAAACCAATAAATAACAATAATGGCACAGACAAGCACAACATTATTATCAAATAAAACGCATAAAGCGGATATTACAGGCACAGATATCAGTTTTACTGCAACAGGTACTGAATATAAAATTAGTGCAACTAGCACTAGTCTTGGCAATCTTGCACAATACGATTTAATTACAGTAACCGGTACTACAAATAATAATTCAACTTTTACTGTAAAAAGTGTTGCAAGTGACGGTTTATCAATTATTGTTGAAGAAATTGTTACAACAGAAACAGCCGATGGCTCAACAACGTATACTATTGATAATACAGGATTTGTTAGTGCTAAAGCAAAAGGTGATGGCTATTATTCACAAGTAGATGGTGTACATACTGTGGCATACAAAGTAGATGCTACACTTACAGGATCAATTAAAATGCAAGGTACACTTGCTTCTACTCCTACTGAAGAAGATTGGTTTGATATTTCAGGCACTACATTTACAACAGATCAAAGCACTTTAATTAGCTCAAATAATTTTACAGGAAATTTTGTATATGTTAGAGCTAAAGCAACATCAACTACTGCTGGTTCTATTACATCAATTCAGTTAAATTCTTAATTTTTACCCACAATTACCAAAAACACCAGACGTAAGTCATTGAATTACATAGGTCTTTTTAAGACCTACTTTGGTTGACTTCTACCAAAAGTATAGTATTATTATACTATATGATTAACGCAAAGTTAAGGAAGATTTTATTAAGCACAGCTCTTGCTACGACTCTATCAGCTTGTGGAGGCGGTGGCGGTGGTTCTGGTGCTGGTGTTGTAAATGATTTTGTTCAAGGTGATTTATCTAATTTATCAGGATCAAGTTCTATTGTAAGTTCTTATTCAAGTTTATTATCAAATTTCCAATCAACTATTTCAAGTGGAAACTATTCTAGTTTACAAGCAGTATTAACAGGACCCGATGCAGATGATATAGAGACAGCAAATACACTATTATCAATGTTAAACCAAGCAGAAACACTTTGGTCTCAAACAGAAGATTTAATATCAAGTAAAGACGATTCAACAAAATATACAATATATAATTCTAATTCATATAAAGAAGCATACGCGGCCATGATTTATTTGAGAGATCATGTTAAACCTATTATACAAAAAGTATCAAATGGTAATGCAGTATCTCTAACAGAATACAATTTGGTTGCAAAAGAAGATAAAGCACAAGAAATTATTAATACAGAAAAAGATACAACTGCAACAAGTTATGCTGAAACTAAAAAAATTAAAAGTACAGAAACAGTAAGTGGTACATCTACAGTTTCAACAGTTGATACAGTAGGTACTGCTGAAGCATCAACTTCAACAAGTGACTGGACAACTGTAAATGCTGGTGGTGGACAAGAAACAAGAACAATTACAATTACTACTCCAAATTACCGAACTACTACAACAACACCTTGTACAATAGTTAGAAAAACTTTATTAAATGGTACAACAGTTGATAGTGCCTGTACATATGGAACACCGGTTGTTTCTACAATAGCTTTAGATCCAACAGTAGAAACTTCAACAGAAACTAGAGAAGGTGACAATCCAGTAATAACATCAGAAACTCTTGAAGCTACGGTTAATACAGTTACTGAAACCAACGATCAATATGTTGTGACAAATTATGCAGATGCAGAAGATACAAATACAACTACTGCAAACGGAACTGCGGTTACTACAACTGCAAACAGAGATGTTGTTACAGATGTTGATAATGGTGACAACACTACGACAAGAACAACCGTAAGATATGTTGATACTACAATTACTACACCAGTCACAACTACGGTAACAAGAACAAGAACTTACACAGATATTACAAAACAAAATTCTAGAACAATTACAACTACAACACCACAAACAAAGGTTACATATAAAGACGGTACATCAGAAACTATTTCAGGTACTGCAACAGTAGTGACAAGTGATTGGACAGTTAATACAATTAGTACTGCTACAAGAACAGAAGAACTACCAGTTAGTGAAACAACTGCTAATACAGTTTCTACTTCAAGTAATTCAGGTACACAAATTGCACAGGTTACAATTTCAAACGCATACACAGATCAAGATACAACACTAGGTACAAAAACAGAAAATATGTCTACAGTTGTAAATGATCACAAAACAACTGAATACAATACAAACCACGGATTGAATACTATAAATGCCGCAGATGCTTATGCAAAAGGATGGACAGGTAAAGGTGCAGTATTAGGAATAATTGATACATACCAACAAACTGATCACCCAGAATTAAGTGGCAAATATAAATGGTACAATGATTATACAAGATATGATAATACAGTATCTACATCAGGCAATACACAAGTTCACGGTACACACGTTGCAGGTATTATAGCAGGTAAAAAAAATAATACAGGAAATCACGGTGTGGCGTTTGATGCCGAATTAGTTGGTGCCAACGTTGACTATTATGGATATGGTGGTATTTCAAAAAGTTATGCTCAACAGGCATTACATGATTTTGCAAAATTAAAAGATCCAAATGGCGAAAATTTAAACATTGTCGCAGTTAATATGAGTTGGAATACTCCAACATTGTTTACTAATGGACAAGGTAGTACAGTAACTCAATTAGGAGATGGCACATATAACGCATCAGAAATTACTTCAAAAATGGACAATGGTGATGGAAATGCAAAATATTATAAAGTAGCAACTGACAACGATATTATTTTAGTAAACTCTGCAGGTAACTATGGATTCAATCACTCAGGTGATCCCGGTATTTGGGCAGTAGAAGTAGATGCAAGTGGAAACCTTATATTAGGTGGCAAAATGATTATTGTAGGTAACTGGGATAACGGAACAATTGCAGGTAATAAAGCAGGTCACGTATGTTTAGATATTTCTAATAATGCTTGTAATGACCAATACAAAGTTTCAGACTTTTATATTTTAGCACCAGGTAATCTTATCAATAGTTCTGTTCCAACTCATTTAGGTGGCAATGGATATATGAATATGTCTGGTACTAGTATGGCGGCACCACACGTAACTGGAGCATTTGGTGTAATAAATCAAATGTGGCCACACATGAAAGGTGACAATCTTGTTAAACTTATATTGTCTACTGCAAATAAAAATATATATGGTTATAATGTAAACACACACGGACAAGGTTTATTAGATTTAAGTGAAGCAACAAAACCACAAGGTGCAACAGGTATTCCAACAACAGGTAGAACAAACGGACCAATTATAAATGTATATGGAACATATTTTGCAACTGGTACTGCGTTGCCAAGTAATTTAGCAAATTTAAAAGTAATGATATTGGATGAATATGAAAGAGATTATTATCTAAATTTAGGATCAAGTTTTTCAGTTAAAGATATGAGAAAAGTATCTGATATAGATATGATGATGAATGGACACACATATCTTCCAATTCAATCTATGTACGGAAATTTTGCACAAGGTGGCAATTATGATTTAGGATATATGAACTTTGGTATATACTCAGGTGAAAATGGAAATGGAGACTTTTCAGCAAATATAGGTAAAAACTTTATGTTAAGTAATAAATTTAAATTAAAAACATCAATTGGACAAATGAATGAACAAGACAACTGGTTAGGTAACTCTTCAAGTGGTGCATTAGCAGTTGGTGATAATAACATTACAAATTTTGGACAAATAGGTATTGAATATCAATTAGGTAACAATGTGTTAAGTTTTGATTATTCAAAAGGTTATACAGATGTTAATACAACTGATAATAGTTTAATAACAGGATTTGATAACATTGAAACAGAATCTATGAAACTAGCATATGAAGTACACAAGGATCAAAATAATTCTTGGGGATTCTCATTATCAACACCAAGTCATATTACAAATGGTACAATGAATTTAACGGTTCCTGAATCAAGAACATTAGATGGTGATGTTAATTATACAACTATCGAATCTAATATGAGTCCTTCTAAAATTGAAAAAGATATTGGATTCTTTTATAATCACACACCAACAAATGATATGGATGCATCTTGGAACTTTAAAGCAGAATACAGACAAGATATTGCTGGACAAGATGGACACGATGGTGTTAGTTTAGGATTTAACTATGTTAAAAAATTACACACAAATTGTAAATTTTTATGGATGAAAAATCCAAAATGTTACGAAAAAGATGGCAAAACTTTAAAAGCAAATTTATACGGTGACAGCAGAAATAATAATTCAATAGCATTAACACACGGATTAGTTTACGATTTAGAAACAGACAAATTCGTTCCAATTAAAAAGAAATAACATGGATCAAGTTGAAATCGTTTGCACAGAGAATGGTAAAATCAAAACTGCAGACGTATTATCACATACTGACAAATATTTAAAAGTAGTTGTAGAAGGTACTCAAATAACTATAGAACTATTCAGAAACGATGTAAATAAATCATATATAGGACATAAGTCCGGATTGGAATTTACATGGAAACCGAAAAATTAACATTTAAAATTGAATTGTCTTCAACATATTGGGACACACCCCCAATAGCAGAAATAAAACTTAATAAATCAAGCGATAAAACAATCACCGATGTTGATAATAAAAATCTCTTTGATTATGATTCTAACAAACCTATACTTAACATTGATAATTCATATTTCAAAAATGAAATTACTAGTACAAAAAATAAACCAACTATAATTACATTTGAACACGAACTTGAACACAATAAATCATACGATTTTATTATAAAGAGAACTAACAAAACTCCCAAGCAAACTATTGTTGAAGATGGCAAAATTGTTAAAGACCAAGCATTACATATCGGTCAAATAACAATTGATGAAATTGATATAGGAGCATTAGTATACGAAGGTATATATAGACCAGAATATCCTGAACCATGGGCATCACAACAAGCAAAAGCAGGTAACAAATTGCCTGAGACCTTTAAAAATGTAACTGAAATGGGTCATAACGGATCTTGGACATTCACATTCACTTCTCCCTTTTATATGTGGTTACTTGAGAACCTTTACTAATAAATATGCTTAATGAGAGCATATCAATTCATAACAGAAGCACAAGACTCTGACGCAGTAAACGAGCTAGACTCGTACATAATGAATAACGAAGATTTATATCGTAGACGTTTTATGCCTATTATTGAAAACATTAAAAGAAAAATGAGAAGAGGTATATACGACCATGAAAAAGTAATTAAATTATGGATGTACCTTGTAGATGATGCGGCCAGAGAATATGTTAAAGAATTTGGCACACCAGATCAAGATGTTAAAGATATGTTTCCAAAAGAAACTAGATTAAAAGTTGCTCAAGTAATAGCAGATAGAGAAAAGGAAAATATAGAAAAAGGCGAATACGATGTTGTTAAAGGAACTGTTTCTCAAAGAGGACGGTAGGGCAACAGCCGTTTTTGCTTTTGGCCGATTTAATCCTCCCACAATAGGACACCAAAAATTAATTGAACTGGTCCAAGCCCAGGCTAAAAAAGTTAATGGCAAAGGATTTATTTTTCTATCTCATACACAAAACGCAAAAAAAGATCCACTTTCTTTTAATCAAAAGTTAGCATATCTACGAACTTTAATAAATGATCCAGATTTAGAAATTGGACATAGTGAAGCAAATACAGTCATAAAAGCATTACAAGTTATTGAAGCACAAGGCAGAACAAGAGTTATAATGGTTGCTGGTAGTGATAGAGTAATGGAATTTGATAAACTGTTAAAACAATATAATGGCAAACCAGATCAAAAAGGCAACGAACTTTATAATTTTGATTTTGTAGATGTTATAAGTGCTGGAGAAAGAGATCCAGACGCAGAAGGTATATCAGGTGCTTCGGCATCTAAGGCAAGAGAGTTTGCACAAAACGATGATTTTGCAAATTTTTCTAAAATTGTAATGGGCGGTACAAAAAGTAAAACAATTTACCAAATGATTCAAAATGCTATGGGTGTAAAAGTTGCAATGAACAACGAAAAGTTGTACAATGAACAAATGGAAAATAAACCTATAGTGTATATAGATATGGATGGAGTATTAGCTGATTTCTTTGGAGGCGTGGAAAAACTATATGGCGTAGAACATTGGAAACAATTAACATCAGATAAAACAAAAGATTTAAAACAAGAAGTAATTAATCGAATTACTGGCACTGACTTTTTTGCAACACTCCCAGAATTTCCAAATGCTGATCAATTAATTACTTTGGTTAAAAAATTTACTGGAGGTTCGTTTTCTATTCTAACATCACCACTACGGGGTGATCATGAAGTTTCGTCAAAATACAAAAAACTATGGATTGAACAACATATTGAAAAACCAGATGAAACTATTATTACTGGAAGAAAAGAATCATACGCAAAAGACAAAGCATCAGGTACACCAAATATACTAATTGACGACAGACCAGTTAATATTGAACGTTGGCAAGGGGCAGGCGGATATGGAATTTTATACCAAGCGAATAGAGATCCATTAAGTAAAGTACAACAAGCACTTGACAACTATGGACAAAACGATCAATAAACATTTCTGCATTCAGCCCTTTATAAACGTAACTACAAGAATTACCGGAAATCACAACGTCTGTTGTAATACTACATTTAAAGACAGCAATATAAAAAAACAAACTTCATACGATTTTTTTAATTCCGATAAAGTTAAAAAAATGAGAAATGACTTGTTAAATGGTAAAAGATTAGCTGATTGCCGTTTATGTCAATATCAAGAAAAAAGTGGACATCATAGTCATAGACAAAAATATAATGAATACTATTTTATTAAAAACAAACAATCCTCTGATTATTATAAAAATATTGTAGAAAAATTACATATTAATACTTTGCAAAGACCTTTATATGTTGATATACATATTAGTAACCTATGCAATTTAAAATGTTTAACTTGCAACGAACGTGATAGCAGTATGTTTCATGCTGAAAACAAAATATTAGGTATTAGTGAGGCTCCTAACACAAATTATACAAAATTTGTAGTAGATACTGTTGATGCAATTAAGGAAATAATACATCCAAGATTATTGTTTTTAGATATACGAGGTGGAGAAACTTTAATGGTTCCCGAAATAAAAAAAGTCTTATCTACTATTCCTAACGATATTGCAAAAAATATTACTTTAAAAATACAAACAAATGGAACAATCTTTCCTGATAAAACCTGGGTATCAATATTCAAAAAATTTAAAAATACCAAAGTAAATGTAAGTATCGATGCATATAAAGATGCTAACACTTACATAAGATATCCTTCCGATTGGCAAAAAATATTAAACACAATAGAATATTTAAAACAACAAAATATTAAATTTATTATAAACACAGTAGTATCTAATCTTAATATATTAAAACTAGACAAATTGCTTAACTGGATAAAAGAAAAAAAATATTTAAATTACTTCTATATACTAGATGCTCCATTACATTATAGACCTACAAATTTACCAAAACAAATCTTAAAATTAGCAGGTAAACGATTATCTAATATAAGCAAAGACTTTACTAACAAAGAAATAACTAAAGCAATTGATCAATTAATAGATATGTGCTATAACACAAATAACTTTAACATTAAAAATTGGCAAACATTTTGCAAAGAAGTACATATAAGAGATAAACATCGAAACAATAATATATTAAATACATTACCCGAACTAGAAGGACATCTTAATGCCAAAATTTGAAGGAATCAATAAAAATTATTCATCCGATAAAGAATATAAAAAATCAACACAAGAAGAACGTGATCGTATGATGAAAGAATTTCTTGCCAAAGGTGGCAAAATACAAAAAATACCTTCTAAAGTAACAAAACAAATGATAGAAAAGGGTAAGTTTTAAAAGCATCTACCTAAAAATAAATACTGATATAATGAATATCAGGAACCTAATTAACCAAATTGACCAAATAGAAGAGACTAAAGCACACTATATACAGTCTAAACTACCCTATGGTCTTACAGATCTAGTGCCTGTAATGAGTAAGGACACACTAGACTATCATTATGGCAAACTATATAAAGGCTATGTAGATAAAGCTAACAAAAGTGAGGGCGGTGACTTCCAAATAGCAGGTGCATTCTTACACAGTTTATATTTTCCTCAATTTAAAGCTCCTGCAGGAGCTAACAGGCCAACTGGTGTTTCTAACGAATTTATAAATGATTTTGACAAGTTTAAAGAAGAATTTACAAAAGCGGCAATGGGCATCCAAGGTTCAGGTTGGATCTATATGGATACAAGTGGTACAATTAAAACAATTAAAAATCATAAAGTTGTAAAAAATATTGCACTATTAGTCGACTGGTGGGAACACGCATGGGCACTTGACTATCAAGCTGACAAGACAAAGTACCTAGTAAATACTTGGAAGATAATAAATTGGGACGTAGTTAACGATAGGATTAACGCAAAATGAGAGCAAATGAATTTTTAGAAGGTCCACATGATCCTTATCAGTATAAAGCAATATTTTTTGCTGGCTCCCCAGGTGCAGGTAAAACATATGTTGCTAGAAAATTAGCAGGTGTATTCCAAGGATTAAAACAAGTGAACATGGATATTATTTTTAAACATCTTATGACAAGAAAAAACTTATCATGGAAAATGCCTCCAGAAGAAGAACCTGAACGAGAAAAACAAAGACAAAGATCAAAAGAATTAGTTACTAAACAACAACAATCATTATCTGACAGTGGATTGGGTTTGCTAATAGATTCTACAGGTAGAATAGCTGGAACTGTTAGACGTATTAAAGACGAGTTAGAAGATAAAGGATATGAAACAACAATGATATTTGTAACCACAGATTTACAAACTGCTTTACGCAGAAATAAAGAAAGAGAACGTACACTACCAGATAAACTTATACATCAAAATTTTGATATTATAGACCAAAGGTTGGGAGAATATCAACGTATGTTTAATGACGTACACGTTATTAATAATTCTGATATTGAACAAGATTCAATGCCTAAACAACTTGTACAAGTTGAAAAAAATATAAGGAAATTTTTACAATGAAAAAACTATTATGGCCATTAATAATGTTAAAGAATATAGTAGATCCTAATTACTGGGCAAATAAAATAGGCAATAAAACAGGTGCATATGATAAAGCACATAACAGTAAACTTGCACAATGGTCGCGTAGCCTTACAGGATGGAAATGGTGGGCATGGCAAATAGGTGGTGGTTTAGTATTTGTTGTTGTAATAGAGATGTTATTAAATTTTATAGGCCTTAGTATGTTGCCATGGAGATGGTAGATGAAAAAACTGTTACTAACTTTATTTTTTATATTATTTGCGTTTCCAGTATACGCATTAGAATTATTAATGGCACATAATCCTGCTTGTCATATTTGTGAAAGATTTATTAACGAAGTTGCAGTAGACTACAATGATTCTGATATAGCTAAAAAGCTACCATTGATAATTATTAGTGTATATGCACAACCCGAGTGGTTTAAACAAGCATATGCTGAAAATAGAATTAAAAAAATTAGAGGAACACCTACGTTTATAATATGGAATGGTAGAAAAGAATTAGGTAGAATTGTAGGATATCAAAGTAAAGGAAGATTTTACAGTAGACTTACAGAATTATTTCCTAAAGACTACTTTGAGGAGAAACAATGAAAATAAATGAAATCATGGGTGAATGGGTAATAATGCCTCAGTCAATTAAACCTATGGGTTTAATACGCAAAAAAGGTACTGGTCCAAATAATAGATTTGATTTTAAAAACAAATACAACAACAAAGCAAACGAAGTTGAAAAAGAAGATGCCATGGGCGTCGGTACTATTACAAAACAAAACACTACAAAAGATGTTAAACCGGGCGAAACACAACGACAATTAAAAAAATTACACCTTAGATAATCCAAATAATTACACATATGCGATATATTTTATGCGTTAGTTTTAAATATAAACCTTATAAAAAAACTTGTAATGTCCAAATATTTTCAAATAATTGTATGTTAGATGACTTTGAATTACAAAACAAAAAAGTACATCTAAGATATATTGAATTAGACGAAAATGCAATTGGTAACGACTTAACTTTTAAAATTTATAACGATGATAACAACTACTCAAATGGCTTCATGACAAAATGGGCCAAAATAAAAATACATAATGTTGTATTACTACCTAAAGCTCTGTTTAATGTAAACAAAATGAAATTAATTAAAAATAGATTAAAATTAAAATGGCGTAGAATTATGGGAGAAGAAACGTGGCATCAAATTAATTGGCAAACCGATTCAAAAATATTTCCTCTACCTGATAGGGAAAAATCACATAAATTACAAAAGTCACATAAATGGCAAATTTATTGGCCCGGTTGTAGATACCCTTATATTAAAAGCAAACTACATGATAAAGTATTTGAAAATTACTATAATAAATGGATTGGAGAATCTTGCCAAATTATAATGAAAGTAATTAAAAAACACAATTTGCTTATTTTTGTGCCTCCAGCTACAAAACGTTTAATAGGTTATTTTTCTATTGCTAGTCTATTAGGCATCACTCCATACATAAATATATATAATGAAAATAAACGAAGTCATAATGCGTGAATATGCAACTGCGGGCGCCACTTCGGCTGGCAATATAGCGGCAGTTGTAAGTCCACATATAGCTATAGGTAAAGACCGTGGCAATAAAGCATATACAGGTACACCAGGACGTTCAGGTACTAAAGCACCAAGACTACCTAAAATAGTACAACCCAAAAATCCAGACGGTTCAGCCAAAGGTGCACAAACAGGCAAACTAGGAAAAGATGTTAGCTTGTTTGGTGGACCATTGGTTAAGAGGAGTTACCCATAATGAGAGCACAAGAATTTACAGAAGGTGCAGATTTTTTAGGATACAAATATAATGCTCCTACAAGAACATGGGAATTTCCAGATGGTTTTGAAACGCAAACTGGACATTTAAGTAATCATAGTGTAAGGGAAATTCTAGACGCATTAGGATTAGATTCAAATTTTGAGGACGCAGGTCCAATTGAAGTAGACAAATTTATAAACATATCTACTGCATGGTTAAAGAAAAATCTTGACAAACCATCAGCAGATGTTCCAACAACAGTTGATAAATCCGGAGGCGGAGCAACTATGATAAGTGGTGGCAGACCTGAGGGTTGGATAAACAAAATGGTTATGACATTTAATAAAGAAGCAAGAAGAATTAAACAAGCACACCCAGATTTAACACACGTGGCATTTGCATAATGAGATTAAAAGAAATTAACAAACCTATAAAAGAATATCGAAACGTAGTTATTCCAAAAGATGAGGCACATTATAGAGAACTGATGAAACATCTCCAAGACATGGAATTAGATCCTGTGAATAGACGTGATGAAAAACTTATGGCAGAAATACGAAGAAGAAGAATGGAACTAAGAAACTGGGCAGAAAAAAATATAAAAAGAGAATCACAACCTGATGTAGGTGCCGAAAGAGCAGATGCGGCTAGAGGTATGTGGGCATCAAGTAAAGAAATACAATCAAGATTTAAAACTTGGCAAGACTTTATGAATTCAGAAGATTTTGATGAATGGTTAGATGACAAGTTTAGAGAAGACATGATTCCAAATAATATGCCGGGTAATATTGGTGACTATGCTCATGAAAAATCTACAGGTAAACTTGTAAGAATAGTTGACTATACAGATGACGATGAAGGCATTTACACAATATCTTACGGTGAGGGTCAAGGCGAAACAGATGTGACTGCAGGAGATTTAGAATTTATAGATCCAACTGTACATCAAGACTTAGATGACAAAATATTAGACAAAGAAGTTGATGAAGGCTTTATAGGAAAGAAACCAGAATACACTGATTTTTTACAAAACAAATTAGAAAAAGCTATGCAAGAATACGATACCCCAGAAAAAAAAGCACAACGTGATGCGTTGATGAAACAATATCTTGCTAAAGGTGGTTCAGTTGAAAAAATACCAGCTGGTCAAAAAGCATTTGTTGGTAAAAAGTTAAAACCAGCATATAGAAAAGATAACGGAACACCTATTACAAGTCCAGGAAGTGATGAATCAGTAAAAGAATTAGATGACAAAGAAAGAACTATCTCTACTATCAAACACAGTTCTGATAAGGATGTTGCGTTTTTTGACAAGATGATGAAACGATATGGACCTAAACTGATGGAACTGATAATCGATTATAGTCATATCAACAATGATCAAAAAAAGGCAGAAAAATTAAAAAAATGGGGTAGGGAGGATGATGTATACTTGTCAGACTACTACAATCAACTGTTTCATGTAGACGAAGACCTTATTAGTATGCTCATGTCAGCGGCAGATAACAATCCTAAATTAATAGATTTCTTCTATGACAAAGTGGAACAGGCCAAAAAGGCAGGACAGTTTGCAAAAACTTCAAGGTTACCAGATCCTGACCAGACAGAAGAATCAGCAGTACAAGAAGACGCACCATTTGATGGAAAAGGTATATTACAAAGAGCAGTTTTTAATAAATGGATATCAGCAGAAGAATGGTATCATTTAAAAGATGAATGGCAAGATGCGGCTCGAGAATTAGAACAAAGATATAGTGATTGGCCAGACGGAGAAGGGTTTGGATCATCGGATCATAATTTTGCAATTAGAGATTTAATGAGTATAGTAGGATACGAATTTGATGACCAAGACACTAGTGGTAAATTTGTTGTAACTAAAATGCCAGAGAAATTAGAAAAATTAGGTATAACAAACGTAAGAATGA